AAAGGAGATGAATCTAAAAGTAAATTAGATTACGAATCACCTGCAAAAATGTACGGTGGCAAAAAAGGTGACGAAAGCAAATCAAAAAAAGATTACGCATCGCCTGCTAAGCAAACAGCTAAGCAGAAAAAGAATTTACCAAAACAAATAGTGGATGCAATTGCTGCTAAACAAGGTAAATCACCAGCCAAAATGAACAAAGGTATGAAGTATGATATTAAAGAAGCCTCAAACCAAAAATTAAGCGCTAAAGCAAGAAAGCATTACGCAGAAAACGCACAAGCTGCTTCAAAATCTGGATATAAAGGATAATGGCATTTAAGTTAAAACCTCATTCGGAAGTATTTGGGATACACGAAAAAACATCCCAGTTTGGTACTCCTGTTATTTTAAAAGATGATTTGGAAGAAGGGGTTGAAGCTGAAGCTAATAGAGACGGTACTATTTTTGTTAGTTCTAAGTTATCTGATAAAAAAATAGAAAAAGCCGTTGCTCATGAGAAAGTACATTTAGATCAGCTAGCTACAGGTCGATTACAATACACAGAAGATTCTGTAACCTGGAAAAGAGACACAAAGTCTCCAATGAAAGTATACAAGCGATCTGAAATGAACGAAGGCCATCCTGATTTTGAATGGGAAGACGAAGCATATAAACAATCATAATTATGGCAATTACATATAGAGGACAAGCAAATAGGCTTAATAAAATTGAGTCTAAACAAAACGCAAGTGGGTTTCAAGAAAAATCAGATCCAGGACCAAGACAAGGTGTTGGCGGAGAGGAAGTTTCTTTGAAGCAAGCTAAAGCATCTTTTCAAGAAAGACTTTCGTCGCCAGGTAAAAAGAAAAATTTTTACGGCGGGGAAGCGTATTTTCAAGATGGATACGGTGGTGATTTAGCTAGTCCTGCTAAAATGAATCCAATAACACAAAAATCAAAATCTTCACCTTTCAAAATTAACGAAACTTTAGTAGCTGGCGCTGCATTAACTGGCAAAAAATTTGTAGATGCAGGGGCTGAAGTAGGTAAAATCTTTGAAGAAAAAGAGGAACCTAAAGCGGCGGATCTAACAAAATAACATAACTAACTATAATGGGAACAAAAGGAAAAAAGAACATACCGATTACTGCAAGAGTAGAATCAGGTTTATTTAATCAAAAGAAAGGTGTGAAAGAGCCTTTATTAAATGTAGGACCGGCTGGTGTGCATGGCAATAATCAAACTAGAGATATACCATCGCCAAGTAAGCTAAGAGGTTTCTCAATGAAAAAAAAAACTGAGTCGCCAATAAAGCAGGTAAATACTAATGTTATTACTTACGGAGAAGACACTCCTGCTGTTGCGGGCACCCCTGCTACAGGCAAAAAATCATTAAGGCAAGCGTATGATGATGCTTTGACTTTAGGTTATAGAAAAGCCGATGAGAAGTTTGAAACATATTCAGCTAGAGCTATGAAAGATCCACTTTATGGAACAAGCGGCACTAATGCTACTCCTGGTTCTGATGCTATTGATGGTATAGATGAAGTTGATTCAATACCGTTGCAGACTAAAGATAATTTAGATGCTATGTCTCCGTGGAGAGTTAGACAGCAAAGCAGATCAATTAAAAAATCTGGAAAAGATGTTCGCCAATCTCAAAATAAGTTAGACGCTACAAATAGAAAATTAAAAAAATTATCAGATGCTGGCATCACTTCTGGTAGAAAATTCGACAGATTAACCGCTAAGCAAAAAGAAAATACAAGTGAGCTTGACGCTTTCAATAAAAACATGACAGCTAGAACAAGACAGGTTGAAATGAGTAAAGACCCATTGAAAGGTGGAACATTTAAAAGCGCACAAAGAAATTTAGAAAAAGGAGATTTAACTAAAGAGGAGCAAGACGCAAGAAATAAAAAAGAAATAGAAGCTAAAAAAATTAGAGATGCGAAAGCTACAGGCAAAAAAAGTTCTCCAAACTTTTTTAAATCAAAGTCACCAATGAAGAAAAAATACTTTAAATAATGGCATTCAAAATGAAACCTTGTTCTCCAGCTCTAATGACGACTGAGAGATACGCAAGTCCTCTTAAAAAGGCAAAGTCAAAATCGTACGCACCTAAGCGTAATAAAAAATCTGGTAACTATGCTGAAGTTAAAAAAGGCGGGGGTACTGGTAAAGATGCTGGAGGCGGAATGACAGCTAAAGGTGTTGCTAATTACAATAAAAAAACTGGTGGTAATTTAAAAACCGCAGTAACAACACCTCCATCAAAATTAGATCCGGATAGCAAAGCAGCAAAAAGACGTAAATCATTTTGTGCAAGATCAAGAGGCTGGACTGGTGAAAGAGGTAAAGCAGCAAGACGTAAATGGAATTGCTAGAACAAATAATTAAATGAAATCAAAAGGATTAGGAGATACCATAGAAAAAATAACCAAAGCAACCGGAATAAAGAAACTAGTAGATAAACTACCTGGTGATTGCGGATGCAATAATAGAAAAGAAATGTTAAATAAAGCATTTCCTTACAAACAAAAACCAAACAATTAAATTAAATCATTATGAGTAAATTAAAAACAGTAGACGTAGATCACAAAGAAGTAAAGTCAATTTCTGAAGAGCAATTAAAATCATTGCAAGAAACAGTAAATAAGCAAAACCAAATACAAATGCAAATTGGCGGTATTGAAGGGCATAAAGCCGGTTTATTATCCCAGTTGCAAGAGGTAGTTAGTGAGTTACAAAAATTACAAGCTGATTTGGAAAAAGAATATGGACCAGTTAATATTGATTTAACTACGGGGGAAATTAGTGAACAAGATGTCCCAGCAAGTAATTAGAAAAATCAGTGTTGGAAAAGACTATAAGAATGACGCTATGCACTATGCTGTTGGACAGGAAGTGTATGGCGGTCATACTATAGCCCATATTGTAGAGGAGGAAGAAAAGTACTCTATCTACATTACAAAAAAAGATATGTTAATGCCTTGGAAAGATTTCAATAAAAACATGTCTATATCCGTGGAATATGATCTTTCATGGTAAATGCACAGTGTATTTAATTACCTAGTTGAACCAAAGGGTAGTAGGTCAACTGGAAAAAAAAATATAGAGGGACAAGAACTATTATTAAATACAGAATTACAAAATCACGAATACGTGAATAGAATAGGTACTATATTAAGTTTGCCATTAGTAACTGTATATAAAGAATTAAAAGAAGGTGATGACGTTATTGTGCATCATAATGTTTTTAGAAGATTCAGAGATGTTAGGGGTAAAGAAAAAGATAGTAAAAACTATTTAAGTGAAAATGTATATTTAGTTCAACCAGATCAAGTATATGCTTATAAAAGAAATAACGAATGGAAAGCTTTAGAAGGTTTTGTGTTTGTTATGCCTATAAAAGAAACAAGAATGTTTTCGGTAAATGATGAAAGACCACTAATAGGTATTGTAAAATACTCAAATGGTGAATTTGAAAAAGAGCAATTGATAGGGTTTAGACCAAATTCAGAATATGAATTTATAATAGAAGGGCAGAGGTTATACCGAGTACCCGTCAATTCAATTACAATCAAATATGAACATCAAGGAAACGAAGAAGAGTATAATCCAGGCTGGGCACAGAGCAGTTGAGGAACTTATAAAAGTAGCTAAAGAAGATATAGTTGATTCAGATGATGACATATCTGCTGATAGATTAAAGAATGCTGCAGCTACTAAAAAGCTTGCAATTTTTGATGCTTTCGAAATACTTAACCGCATTGAAGAGGAGGAAAGAATATTAGATAATAAGCCTAAGAAAGAAATTGAAACAACTTCATTTGGTGGGTTTGCAGAAAAAAGATCTAAGTAATGTATAAACAAACCTTATACGAGATCATAGAGCCAGTAAAACGCACTACCTTATCTAGATTAAATAAAGGTAAAAAATGGGAATACGGTTATAACAAAGAACACGATATAGTTGTTATAAGTAAGACTGGGCAAATAGGCGAAATATACAATATACAAAATCTTAAAATAGCTTTACCTAAATCACCTGGTAAGCTTAGTAAAGTTACAGATAAATGGACACCTGAAGAATATCCTAAACAATTAAAAGGTATTAAAAGTATTTTTGATTGGAGGGATTATCCTGAGGGATTTAAAAAAACTTGGGGGAAATATATAGATGAAAATTTCAATAAAAGAGAATACGGTCACTGGTTCAATAATAAGGGTGTGGATACTTACATTACTGGTGCTCACTTTATGTACTTGCAGTGGTCCAAGATTGATGTTGGGCGACCAGATTTTAGGGAGTCAAACAGATTATTCTATATATTCTGGGAAGCTTGTAAAGCAGATCGAAGATGCTACGGTATGTCTTACCTCAAAAACAGACGTAGTGGATTTTCATTCATGGCCTCAGGGGAAACAGTTAACATGGCCACAATATCAAGTGACTCAAGATTTGGTATATTATCCAAGTCTGGTTCTGATGCAAAAAAAATGTTTACCGACAAAGTTGTACCCATTAGTGTTAACTACCCATTTTTCTTTAAACCAATACAAGACGGTATGGATAGGCCAAAAACCGAACTCGCCTATCGTGTACCCGCTTCTAAATTTACAAGAAGAAAACTTGATAACAACGAATCTAAAGAAATACTCACTGGCCTTGACACAACAATCGATTGGAAAAACACAGGAGACAATGCTTATGATGGGGAAAAACTTAAGTTATTAGTTCACGATGAGTCAGGTAAATGGGAAAGACCAAATAATATCCTCAACAATTGGAGGGTTACTAAAACAACATTAAGGTTAGGATCTAGAATTATTGGTAAGTGTATGATGGGATCAACATCAAATGCTTTAGATAAAGGAGGGGATAATTTTAAAAAATTATATAATAGTTCAGATGTTACAAAAAGAAACGCCAATGGACAGACTCGCTCGGGATTATATAGTTTGTTCATACCTATGGAATGGAACTACGAGGGATTCATTGATTCTTATGGGTTACCTGTATTCAACACACCAAAAGACAAAACTGTCGGGCCTCATGGGGACGAAATAGACCAGGGTGTAATAGAGCATTGGAATAATGAAGTTGAAGGATTAAAAGGTGATCAAGATGCTTTAAACGAATTCTACAGACAGTTTCCAAGAACAGAAGAGCACGCTTTTAGAGATGAAACTAAAAATAGTATATTTAATTTAGCAAAAATATACGAACAAATAGATTATAACGAAGACTTAGGTAACAGCAATGTTTTAACAAAAGGAAGTTTTCAATGGGAAAATGGTATAAAAGATTCAAAAGTAATTTTTTCACCAAATCCAAATGGAAGATTTTTAATAAGCTGGATACCTAATTATGATATACAAAATAGACAGATATCAAAAAACGGTATTAAATGGCCTGGCAACGAACATATGGGTGCTTTTGGTTGTGATAGTTATGATATATCAGGAACAACAGACGGGAGAGGATCTAAAGGTGCTTTACATGGGTTGACTAAGTTTAGTATGGAGGATGCGCCACCGAGCACATTTTTTTTAGAATATGTAGCAAGACCACAAACAGCTGAAATGTTTTTTGAAGATGTATTAATGGCTTGTGTGTTTTATGGTATGCCACTTCTTTGTGAAAATAATAAACCAAGACTTTTATATTATTTTAAAAGGAGAGGTTATAGAGGTTACTCAATGAATCGTCCTGATAAATTATGGAACAAGCTATCAGTAACCGAAAGAGAAATAGGTGGAATACCTAATTCAAGTGAAGATATTAAACAAGCTCACGCTGCTGCTATTGAAATGTATATAGATAAGCACGTAGGTTTAAACGACCAAAACGAATATGGAACAATGTATTTTAATGAAACATTACAAGACTGGGCCAAATTCGATATAAATAACAGAACAAAATTTGATGCCGCTATTAGCTCAGGGCTTGCTATTATGGCTTGTCATAAAGATTTATATAGACCAAATATCAGAATGGAAAGAGCACCAATTAATATAAGATTTGCTAAATATCAAATCGAAGGATCAACATCAAAAATAATAAAATAGTAATATGGCAGGAGTAGTAAATAGTTTTTTCCCAAGTCAAGTTGCAAGTGACTCTGAGAAGATGTCACGAGACTACGGACTCCAAGTTGGAAGAGCAATTCAAAATGAGTGGTTCTCGAACAACTCTGGTGTAACTAGATTCAGAAGCAATCAAAACACATTCCATAGCTTAAGGCTATATGCAAGAGGCGAACAGCCTATACAAAAATACAAAGATGAAATGTCTATTAATGGCGATTTGTCTTATCTTAATTTAGATTGGAAACCAGTACCTATATTATCAAAGTTTGTTGATATAGTTGTTAATGGTATAGCTGATAGATCTTTTGATCTTACTGCTTATTCTCAAGATCCATACGGAGTTAGCAAAAGAACTAAATATATGGAATCCATTATAAGAGATTTACAAACAGAAGAGCTGAATGTATTTGCTCAAGAGAATTTTGGAATAAATTTATTTGAAAACAATCCAGATAAGTTGCCAGACTCTGAAGAAGAGTTAGATTTACATATGCAACTTAGTTACAAGCAAGGTATTGAGATAGCAGAAGAAGAAGCTTTGAGTGTTATGTTTGATGAAAATAGATATGACTTAACAAAGAAAAGATATTACTATGATATAACTACTCTTGGTATTGGTGCTGTTAAAAATAATTTCACAGAAGCAGAGGGTGTAACAGTAGAATATGTTGATCCGGCTTATTTAATTTATTCTTACACAGAGGACCCGTATTTTCAAGATATATATTATGCAGGCGAAGTTAAATTCGTGCCCTTAAACGAGCTTAAAAAGCAGTTTCCGAACCTATCTGAAGAGCAAATGGATCAGATACAATCACAAGGGTCACAAAATTATGGGGTTTGGAATAATAATATAAGTAATACAAACAATAATAATAGAGATCAAAACATAGTTCAGATACTTTACTTTAATTATAAAACTTACATGAATGAAGTTTATAAAGTAAAAGAGACTGCAACAGGTGCTTCAAAAATAATAGTAAGGGATGATCAATTCAATCCACCTATTGAAATGTACGAAGAGCAATTTGGTAAAATGTCTAGATCACTTGAAGTATTATACGAAGGTGTAATGGTATTGGGAACTGATATATTACTTAAATGGGAGATGGCCAAGAATATGATGCGACCAAAAAGTGATAGTTCTAAGGTTAAAATGAATTACGCTATAACAGCTCCTAGAATGTATCAAGGTAGAATAGAATCAATAGTAAGTCGTTGTACTGCTTTTGCTGATATGATACAATTAACACATTTAAAATTACAGCAAGTATTACAAAGAATGATACCAGACGGTGTTTACTTAGATGCTGATGGTATAAATGAAGTTGATTTGGGTAATGGTACAAATTATAATCCTCAAGAAGCACTTAATATGTTCTTTCAAACAGGATCTATAATAGGTAGATCATTTACACAAGAGGGTGATATGAACCCTGGCAAAGTGCCAATACAGGAAGTTCAAACCGGAAGCGGAGGCCAAAAGTTACAAACACTTATATCTACTTATAATTATTATCTACAAATGATAAGAGATGTAACCGGATTAAATGAAGCAAGAGATGGTAGTACTCCAGACGCAAGAGCTTTAGTAGGTGTACAAAAACTGGCAGCAGCTAACTCTAATACAGCAACAAGGCATATACTTGACGCGGGTTTATATTTAACAAGAGAAACAGCAGAGTGTTTATCTTTAAGAATATCCGATATACTTGAATATCACCCAGCAAAAGAATCATTTATTCAAAAAATAGGTGGGTTTAATGTGGCTACTTTAGATGAATTAAGGGATTTACATTTACATGATTTCGGTATATTCTTGGAATTAACGCCTGACGAAGAAGAGCAACAGCTTTTAGAAAACAACGTGCAACAAGCGTTATCAGCTGGGTTAATTGATTTATCCGATGCTATAGATATAAGAGAAGTTAAAAATATAAAATTAGCTAATCAGTTATTGAAAGTTAGGCAAAAGAAACGTCAAGAAAGATTACAACAAGAACAGCAAGCAAATATACAAGCTCAAGCTCAAGCAAACGCACAAGCTCAGCAAGTAGCAGCACAGGCTGAAATACAAAAAGATCAAGCATTATTTCAAACTAAATCTCAATTAGAGCAATTAAAGGGTCAAATTGAAGAGCAAAGAATAGGTGTTGAAGTTGGTGCTAAAAAAGAATTGATGGCTTTAGAATTCCAATATAACATGCAGCTTAAAGGTATGGAGGTTCAGAGTGCTAAAGACAAAGAAAAAGAAATTGAAGATCGAAAAGATCAACGTACAAGAATACAAGGTACACAGCAAAGTGAAATGATTGCACAAAGAAAAAACGATACACCACCAACTAACTTCGAATCTGGAGGGAATGACACAATGGGAGGTGGATTTGGCTTAGGTGCTTTTGATCCTAGGTAATAATAATAGTAACAATTATATAATATTTTATCATGTCAGAAATTAAAACAGAAGGTAGCTTTAAAGTTAAAGCCCCTGAAAAAAAAGAACCAGTAGCTGAACAAGTTAAAGAAGCTCCTGAAGAAGTTAAAGCTGAACCTCAGCTAAAAGTTGATTCCCCGGTTTCAATAGATGAAGAAAGTGGTGGTATTAAATTAGACTTAACTCAACTTAATAAACCACAAGAAGATGCCAATACAGAGCAAGAAACAACAGACGTGGCTGCAGATCAACAAGCCGAACCTGTACAAGAAGTGGAAAAAGAAATACCACAACAACCAGAGCCCGTTCAAGCTGAAGAATCCGTTCTTGAAGAAATAACAGACGAAGAGGTTGAAGAAAAAACAGAAGAGCTAAAAGAAGAAATAGAACAAGCTGTTCAGCAATCACAAGACACCGCTGAACCTTTACCTGAAAACATACAGAAAGTTGTAGAGTTTATGAATGAAACCGGTGGAAGCCTGGAAGATTACGTAAAGCTTAATCAAGATTATAGTTCTTTAAATGAGAATCAATTGCTAAGAGAGTATTATGAAACTACAAGACCTCACTTAGATAAAGAAGATATTGATTTTCTTATGGAAGATAAATTTTCTTACGATGAAGAAGTCGATGACGAAAAAGAAGTAAGACGTAAGAAGATATCACAAAGAGAAGAATTAGCTAAAGCTAAGAATCATTTAGACGGTTTAAAGTCTAAATATTACAAAGAAATAAAATCAGGTTCTAAATTAGCACCTGAGCAACAAAAAGCGGTAGATTTTTTCAATCGCTATACAAAAGAAAACGAGGAGGCAACTCGAATAGCTGAGAAGCAAACAGAAGTGTTTTTAAATAAAACGAGTAATGTTTTTGGTGATGATTTCAAAGGTTTTGATTATCAAGTCGGAGACAAAAAATACCGTTTTAAAGTTAAAGACGCTAATTCCGTTAAAGAAAACCAAAGCGATATTAATAATTTTGTCAAGAAGTTCTTGAATGAAAAAAACGAAATGTCAGATGCCAAAGGTTATCACAAAGGATTATTCACAGCTATGAATGCAGACTCAATTGCAAATCACTTTTATGAGCAAGGCAAAGCCGACGCTATGAAAGACAGTATGGCAAAAAGTAAAAACGTACAGATGGGAGCGAGAGGCGTTCATCAAGAAGTTAAAACTGCCAACGGGTTTACAGTTAGATCAGTCGATTCAGGAAGTGCCGATTCAAAATTACGAATTAAAACTTTTAAACATTTAAAATAATTTATTATGGCATTTGATGTAGCGCCAGCAACGTTGGCAAATTTAAACCACCTTACACCGAGACCAGTAAAGGGACTGTTTGGAGATAACTATTTATCTTTAGCAGATATGAGCTGGACTCAACAATTTTTACCTGAAGTTTACGAGAAAGAAGTAGAGAGATACGGTAACCGTACTATCACTGGATTCTTAAGAATGGTAGGAGCAGAGATGCCTATGGCATCAGATCAAGTAGTTTGGTCAGAACAAGGAAGATTACACATAGCTTACGATACAGCAGTATCTAACGCGCCTGCAGGAGCAGCTGGTACTCAAACTATTGGTTTACCTTCTCCAGGAGCAGATGGAAAAGTTCCATTATTAGGACCTGGTATGACTATCGTTATTGCTAAAGGTAATGTAACTAACAAAGCATTTGTTAAGTCTGTAGGGGCTTTAGCAGGTGGTGTTCAGACTTACGCTATTGAAGTATACGATAACGCAAACAGAAACCTTACAGTAGCTTTACAAGGAGCAACAAATGGTAACGGTAACTTAAGCTTATTCGTATTTGGTTCTGAATATGGAAAAGGATCTTCATTAGCTGGTAATTCAGTTGATGCATCTTTTACAACTTTCAGTAACAAACCAATCATCTTAAGAGACAAGTATGAGGTTAACGGTTCAGACGTTGCTCAAATTGGATGGGTTGAAGTTACTACTGAAATAGGAACTGGTGGATACTTATGGTACTTAAAATCTGAGCATGAGTCAAGAATTAGATTCGAAGACTACTTAGAAATGAGTATGGTTGAAGCAGAAAATGCAGCTACTCCATTTACGAATGCAGCAGGAGCTACACTTTCAGGTATGCAAGGATTATTCTCTACACTAGAAGAAAGAGGATTAGTATGGTCAGGAACTGATTTTGCAACAGTAGGTGCAGGGACAGGGATCGACGCGTTTGATACAATCTTACAAGAGCTAGATAAGCAGGGAGCTATTGAGGAAAACATGATGTTCTTAGATAGAGCTACGTCTCTAGGTATTGATGACATGTTGGCTGCTCAAAATTCTTACGGAGCTGGAGGTACATCTTACGGTGTATTTGATAACTCTGAAGATATGGCCCTAAACCTTGGATTCTCTGGATTCAGAAGAGGAGCTTACGATTTCTACAAAACAGACTGGAAATATTTAAATGATTCTACAACTCGTGGATTAATTAACGATATCAAAGGTGTTATTGTACCAGCTGGAACTTCTACAGTTTACGACCAACAATTAGGACAAAACATTTCAAGACCTTTCTTACACATCAGATACAGAGCTTCTGAAGCTGATGACAGAAGATTAAAATCTTGGGTAACTGGTTCAGTTGGCGGAAACTATACAAGCGACACGGATGTTATGAATGTGCATTTCTTATCAGAAAGAACAATGTGTACTCAAGCAGCGAACAACTTCGTATTATTAAAAGCTTAGGCTGACTATCAAGTAGTGGTTACCCTCGTTGAATTGACGGGGGTAATTATTACTCTTATTAACATTTATATTATATTATATCATGGCTAAAAAAGCACAAGCAGAAGCTATTGAGGTTGCACCTCAAGAAATAAAAGTACCTAAAGTAAAAAAAGATACTTGGGTAATTAAAGATAGATTATATGAACTTGCCACAGGTAAAGAACCTTTGGTATATTCTATAGCAACAGCGCATTCAAGAGTTAAATCACTACTTTGGTTTGATGAAGAGAAAGGGTATCAAAGAGAACTAAGATACGCAACTAACCAAAGATCACCATTTGTTGACGAACAAAAAGGTCAAGTTATAATGGGGAGAATCATTTTTAGGAATGGTAAGTTATCAGTGAGAAAAGAAGATGTTGCATTACAAAAACTATTATCATTATATCACCCAGACTTGGGTTTAATATATAAAGAATATAAACCTCAACAAGTTGCTACTAATGAAGTAGAATGGATTGAGTTTGAATTACAAGCATTAAATATGGCTAAAGGATTATCCTTAGAAGATGCTGAGGCTATATTGCGTGTAGAAGTTGGAGAGCAGGTAAATACATTATCATCATCTGAATTAAAAAGAGATGTATTAATATTTGCTAGAAAAAATCCACAATTATTCCTTGAATTAGCGACAGACGATAATACTCAGTTAAGAAATTTTGGTATTAAAGCTGTTGAAGCAGGAATATTAAATTTATCACAAGACCAAAGAACTTTCACTTATGGTGGAAATGGTCGAAAAGTAATGACTGTACCATTTGATGAGCATCCTTATTCAGCTCTATCTGCTTTCTTTAAAACAGATGAAGGTATGGAAATATACAAAGCAATTGAAAAAAGACTTTAATAGTCACCTTATAGTAATAGGCTACTAAACGGTGGCCTATTATTATAATAATAAAAAATAAATTATGGCTGTAAGCGTAGATACTGTATATCAAAGAGTATTAGCAATACTTAATAAAGAACAAAGAGGGTATGTTACTCCTCAGGAATTTAATCTATTTGCTAATCAAGCTCAATTAGATATATTCGAACAATACTTTTATGATATTAATCAGTTTGGAAGAGTACCAGGTAATGATACCGAGTTTTCCGATATGCTTAACATCCTTAATGAAAAGATTAACATATTCGAAAAAAATGGGGCTATGACTTATAGCGCCCAAAACTATTGGACAGCACCCGCTGATCTATATAGATTAGGTACTATTGTTTATGCAAACACAGTATCATCCCTTTCATTATATCCAACACCAAATACTGTAGTAAATACGACAACACTTGTTGAAGCGGAACGTACAAATTACAATGAATACTTAATGATTAATCAATCTGAGTATTTAAAACCTACTAACTCAAGACCTGTTTTTGTGGCTAGCGATGCTGGCTATAAGGTATATGGTTCAGCTGGAGAGTTAACTACTGGTGTAACATGTAATTATATAAAAGTACCGTCAGAGGTAGCGTGGGGATATCAAATGGTGTACGGTGAAGCATTGTACGATGCTACTACTGCTGTTAACTTTGAATTACACGAATCTGAAGAAACTGAACTAGTTATTAAGATATTAGCTTTCGCTGGCTTGTCTACAAAAGAAATACAAATGTATCAGGTTGCCAATAGTATAGAGGCACAAACTACACAACAAGAAAAACAATAATAGATGGCATTAATAAATAAAACACAGGAAGAATATTATTTAGGCCCAGACGGTGTTTGGGACAGTAATGATGAAAATTACGGTGGCTATCAATTTGTAAGCATATCAGATATCATAAATAATTTTATGGTTGTTTATGTTGGAGAAGAAAAAATAATTACAAAAGTTAAAAGAACAGATGTTGCATTCCATGCTCAACAAGCTATACAAGAGTTTAGCTTCGATACTTTGCCGCAAGAAAAATCAGTTGAAATTGAGTGTCCTCCTGGTTTATATATGGTTATGCCTCAGGATTATGTTAACTATACTAAATTATCTTGGGTAGATAACAAAGGTATCGAAAGAATAATATATAGAACAGATCTAACTAGTAACCCATTGCCTTATGCGCAAGACGGCAATTATGAATATATATTTGATGAAAACGGTGAGGTTGCATACCCACAACCGTCTGAAACCTTAAGAAGATGGCAAGAAAATAGCAGATACCCTTTGGGTGACTCTGAGAATGGATGGAATGCTTGGCAAAATAATCCAGATTTATTAAATCTTTATGCTTATGGCGGAAGATATGGAATAAATCCAGAGCAAACGCAAGCAAATGGTGTATTTTATATAGATCAAAAGAAAGGTATGATAAGATTCAGCTCAAACTTAGTTGGTAAAATTGTAACTTTAAAATACATAAGTGATGGACTTGGTTGTGACGAAGATATGACTGTACATAAATTTGCTATTGATGCAATATATAAATACATAGCTCATGCTATATTATCAGTAAGAGCTAATACACAAGAATACGCTATACAAAGATTTAAAAAAGAAATGGTAGCAGCTAGAAGAAATGCTAAAATTCGTTTATCAGAATTAAAATCAGATCTAATGGCACAAGTAATGAGAAATCAATCCAAATGGATTAAATCGTAAAACTGAATGGCAGAACTAATACATACGTTTACCAATGGGAAAATGAATAAAGATTTCGATGAGAGATTGGTTCCCAACGGTGAATATCGCGATGCTTTAAATTTAGAGATAGCGTCCTCTGATAATTCACAGGTCGGTTCATTTCAAAATATAAAAGGTAATAGAGAAAAGAAATCTAAATACTTAAACGAAACTACAGGTAAACTTACGTCATGGACTAGTGATTATATAAGCGATTTAAGTAATCCAATTTGTATTGGTGCTGTGTCTAATGAGAATTCAGACGAAATATATTGGTTTATAGCTTCAGATAATATTAGTGTTATTGCTTCGTATAATTCTGTGACTACGGTAACTTTACCTTTAATTGTAGACACGCAAAATATTTTAAAGTTTAATAAAGATTATTTAATAACAGGTGTTAATGTACTTGATGGTATGTTAATATGGACAGATAATCAAACTGAACCTAAAAAAATAATTATAAAAGATTGGGTTCCTCCAGTAAACTTTTTAACTCATTCGCAAATATACGGTAGAGACTTTATAGAGTCTGATCTAACTGTAATAAAAAAATATCCGCTACAACCTCCCACTATAGAAGCATATTCTACAGACAGAACCATTGACGGTACAAACCCGCCGGAAATTGCAACTGTAGAAACTCAAACATTATTTTCTTTTGCAGAAACTATTAACGGTGAAGTTGTTCCGCTGAACAGCGAAAGCGGGCCGCAAACACTTACATGGCTTGGAAACACACCGCCTTATTTTAAAGTTGACGACGTCTTGCTTTTTTCGTGGTCAGAAAATGATCCCTTGGATAACGATGCAATCTCACGATGTACTGTTCAATCTATAATAGGAAGTGGACAAAATCAAACAGGCGCTGTAGTAATTGTTAATTCTGTTGGGGTCGGTATAGAAAATCAAACAACAACCCCTAAATTATATGATGTAGTATTAGAGCAAGAAACACCATTTTTTGAAATGAGGTTTGCTAGATTTGGCTATAGATATAAATACGAGAATAATGAAATTTCTGCTTTCTCGCCTTTTAGTAATCCTGCTTTTATACCTGGAGATTTTAATTACTCCCCTCAGGAGGGTTATAATTTAGCGATGGTTAATAATATTAGACAGCTAACGATATCTAATTTTATACCGTCTAATATACCCATTGATGTGGTTGAGGTAGACATATTATATAAAGCTACCAACAACGCTAATGTTTACGTTGTTGATTCTTTTACTAACACGGATGATGAGTGGCTTTCCAACTCTTTAAATATTAAAACAGAAATTATAACTTCGGTTGTAAACGCTAACCAATTGCTAAGGCCATACGACAATGTGCCTAGAAAAGCACTAGCCCAAGAAATATCCGCTAACAGACTGATATACGGTAATTATACACAGAATTTTAATTTAATTGATTCTTTAGGTAATCCTACCCAAACAGTTATTGATGTAGCTACAGACTCTTTAGATATATTAACCCCCAGTGGTGAACCAATTTCAAGTGTAATAATTGGTAATAATACAGTAGCTGAATCTGTTAAATCTATTAGAACTTACCAAGTTGGCGTTGCTTATATGGATAAATACGGAAGAACAACACCTGTATTTACAAGTAAAGAAGCGACTGCTGTTATTGAAAAGCAGGATGCCCAAAAGTCAAATAAGATCAAAGCAAAGATCGCAAGTTCTGTTCCTTATTACGATCAACAAAATCAATTCCCTAATTTTAAATATTACATAAAAGAAACATCTCAGGAGTATTATAATCTATGTTTAGATCGATATTATGACGCGGAGGATGGGAATGTTTGGTTATCTTTTCCATCAGCGGAAAGAAACAAAGTAGATGAAGAAACTTTTATTATACTTAAAAAAGAACATGATAGTGATGATCCTGTAACAGAAAAAGCTAGATATAAAATTATAGCTATTGAAAATGAAGCGCCTCAGTATCTAAAGGAAACAAAGTTATCAAAAGGTACTATGACAAGATCCGATGGTAACTCCCAATTATTATTTCCTAATGGTTATTTTCCTATAGAAGGAGGTGTTGAGATTGCTGTAGATGCTTCAGATAATAATTCTGATCACCCAGGTTTTGAACAAACATTTGGTGTAGAGACTGCTTCAACTTCTGGTTTGGTTATGAGAATTACAGATGGCTTTAATATTAGTAATTGGTACAAAATAGGATCTATTGGGAAAATTGATATTGGTGGTGAAAAATATACATTAACTTCTTCTTCAGTTTTTGGAGCGGATATGAACTTCACATCAACAGATCCTTATGGCTGGACATACGCTGTAGACGGATTACAATTAGAAATAGCTGAAATTGAAATTCAAAATAAGCCGGAATTTACAGGTAGATTTTTTGTTAAAGTGAATCAGGATGTAGTGCTTACTGAAAATATATTAGCGGCAAGAGCCACTGATGATCAATATATAAGAAAAGCTTTAGGGTTTTGTTATTATTTAGATGCTACTAAAGATAGGAGAAGGGATTGGCATCGTAGTTCTTATAATTGGCTTTGTGATGATGCACAAGGAAACGACAGTAGGCTTTTTATTGATAGAGTAAAAACTGACTGCGCTAGAAAAGGACAAGGAACAACGTTAGGTGCAACAGAAGGTACTATTGAAATTAGTTGGACTGGAGCGGGAGCTTATGGCGGTAATAGATCGATGGAGGTTAAATACCCTGCTTTGCACGATGCTCTAAATTCCGTTGGTTCTTTATTTCGATTTATAGATGCGGGTGGTGGTATACCCGAGGATCCTAATGGTACTATATATAGAATTACAGCTATAGATCAACACCCAGTGATCAGAACATACGCTTGTAATAGTAGTAACACAATGTACGACGACAGCTTAAATACTTTAAGAAGATATAAACTTACTATAAAGCCAATTGAAGGAACAGGTGGGTTACAATGGGATCCGGTGGTTGATGGTGGCTTAACAAGCTACACTTGTTCTAATAACAGCAATTATGTTGGTATTGAGTTTTTAACTTTAAATCCAGAAGATAAAGGTTTTACTTCGGCTAATCCAGCTATATTTGAAACAGAACCAAAAGAAGCAGCCGAACTTGATATATATTACGAAGTACCGGGCTCCTATGAAACAGCAACACAACATGGCGTTGAGCATACATTAAACTTTTTTAACTGTTATTCTTTTGCAAATGGTGTAGAGTCGGATCGTATAAGAGATGACTTTAATCAACCTGTTATTGAAAACGGTGTTAAAGCTTCGGCTACATTAGATGAGCCGTATAATGAAGAACATAGAAGCAATGGATTAATATTTTCTCAAATATACAATTCAACATCTGGTGTTAATGGTTTAAACCAATTTATACAAGCTGAATCTATAACTAAAGACGTTAACCCTGAATACGGAAGCATACAAAAACTATTTTCTAGAGACACCAACTTAGTTACTCTATGCGAAAATAAGTCCATGAAGATCCTGGCTAATAAGGACGCTTTATTTAACGCTGATGGCAGCGCTAATGTTACATCCAATCAAGCCGTGCTAGGACAAACTATAACTTTTTCGGGAGAATTTGGTATTGCAACCAATCCAGAATCTTTTGCAGAGTTTGGCTTTAGAATGTATTATACTGACGCAAATAGAGGTACTGTAATAAGATTGTCAGGAGACGGGATAACAGAGATATCTGATTACGGTATGCATGGGTTTTTCTCAGACAACTTAGGGTTAAATGATAAAATTATTGGTGGATGGGATGCACATAGAAGAAACTATAATGTCTCTCTTTCAACGCTTTCTCCATATTGGCAACAAACTTTAGGCGCTGGTGAGTTTGACAGAACAAACCCAGACCCTACTTGTGGTCAATTTTTAAATACAAAACCTACAACTAGCACAACCATATCTTTTAAAGAAGCACCAGTTAACGGCTGGACTTCTAGAAAAACATATATACCAGAGGCTAGTGTATTTTTAAATAATAAGTATTATACATTTAAAGACGGTAGGCTATGGGAGCATAATATTAATACTTCGCACAATAACTTTTATAATATAGGGCCTAGTGATGAAACTTTAGGTGATTACTATGAAAGCTCATTTAATGTTATATTTAACGAAAATCCCGCATCAGTAAAAGGATTTAAAACATTAAACTACAGTGGAACTAATTCTAAAGAATATATTTATAAAGTGCTACCAAGTCAAAAAACTTATTCATTAGCTCAAGTACAAGCACAACAATTAAATCCAAATGACTTTTCTGCAACAAAAGGTTGGTATGCTAATTCTATTGTTACAGATTTACAAGAGGGTAAGGTTAAGGAATTTTTAGACAAAGAAGGTAAGTATTTTAATTATATAAAAGGATTAGACACATTTTTTAATACAAACTGTGATAACAACGTGGACTCTCACGAATTTAATGTACAAGGTATTGGACGAGCTAATTCTATTACAGGAGATGTTACTCCTACTAGTTTTACTGTAACAACATCTTTGGATGATACTTGCTTTACAGCAACCATACCTCCATTACTTAATGATCAATCTTTTACTGGCGTTGAAGATACATTAGGAACATTCCAAATAGCTGATACAAATACTTGTGCTACTGGTGTTACATTTAATTTAATAAATGATGCAACAAACAGTGGAACACTTGTTTTACAAAGTAGCGGTTCATTTACTTTTAATCCTAATTTAAACTTTTATGGTGATGCTGGATCTTTTACAGTAGAGGTTTGCTGCGCGGGCGTTTGTAGCGCTCCAGCAACTATATCTATAGATATTTTACCTGTAGCAGAAAATCCTTACTTTACAACAAATCATCCAGCTTTAACAGGATTGGTTGACGGTGATGTTTGGACATATAATCCTATAGGTATTGACGATCCTGACCACACACCACAACAATTGTTTATAGCTTTACCACAAGCTAATATGCCATCTTGGATGAATCAACCTGCTCCATTAAATGATGGTAGTGGTAATTGGTATATACCTCCTAGTACGGTATCTGGTGGCGCGGGAGCTATTGATTTTACAATGACTGTAGTTGATCCCGATGGAAATACAGGTACACAACAAGTAACTGGTGACACAATTGAAGCGGCTTTATTAGATCTAGAATTTTTAGTTACAACAAGAGGAGCTCAAATTGCTAGAAGTTATACAGACCCAACAACAGGTCAAGTAACCGCAATGGCAAATACTGTTTCGGCTAGCCATGCTTGTAACAGAGGTACTTATAGAATAGTTGGTAATACAACAGATATAGCTAGAGCATATGTAGGTAACAATTTAGGGGTTACAGGTTTTTATGATACATATACTGTAGATCAAAATGGATTTGCTAATAGCCCGACTGGTGATGTTCAAGGAAGTGCTACAATTCCTTCGGCAGTAGCTCAAAACGTTACGAGTACAGAATTGAGGTCATCAGCACCTTATCAAAAATATATACTAAGCACAGATTCATTTAGCGTTAAGGATAGATATAACTTAATCACTATAGATCAAACAACTGCTAACAATATAGTTGCTAACACGACTGGGCCTAACCCAGAGATTGTTTCTTTTGGCTTAATTGCAGACACGTGGAATGCGGGTGGAGTATTAAATACACACGGGGATGGTGTTTATTTACAAGTATTTAAATCAGGTGTTGAAATATATTCACAAAAGCAACCAAATAACAGTGCAGTAACTATAAATGTATTAACAGGGGAAATACTATAAATATGGCATCAATAAATATAAACAACTTTTCAGTAACTATAGTAAGTTTTCCAGAGGTAGTAGGAGTTGATTGGACGCAAGATAATCCGTCTGTTGTACTTTTAATAACACCGGATCCTGGGTATACTGTAACCGCTAGTAATTTTTCAGCCACAGCACCATTACCTAGTTATGTCAGCAGTGTTACTTTTTCGCAGGATGGGGCTAATATAAATTGTGTTGTTAATTATATTTCACCAAGTGTAATGCCAGCAAATGACGTGTTGATTGACATATGTGCTTCGGGATACGCTGAGCAAACACCTGTAACTTTAGCAGGCACAATAAAAGCTTGCGGCACATCTAATATATCTTTTCCAAAAGCAGGGCAGCTGCCAGCTAACTATAGTGGGTCGGGGGATTTTAATACAACAGCGACAGTATTAACACAAAGTGTTGTAGCAAGCACCGGTTACTATTTTGAGGTGGAGCCGATATTAGCATTGACAATAGGTAATATAAATAACTACTCTATTACCAAATCTAAAACATATAATAGTAATAATCAGTTAATAAGTATAGTCTTTACTGTAACTTATAATTTTCCGGTTAACAACGTTACAGGAGATGAATTTTGTTTAACTGCTAACGCTATTGATATATATAGTCCTTCGGTTGAAATACAATCTTGGGTATTTAATACTAGCAACGCTAATGTTGGTGGTGCAACCAGAACATTTACAATTAATGGTATAACAGGCGCAAATTGGGCTTTAATATGTACAGCAACGCCAGGCAACACTAATATAGTTAATACTTCAGGTACAATAGATTCAACTGGGCGAGCTTTGGTTAATGTTATATTTCCACCAACAACCGTAAATCAAACATATACTTTTGTTTTAACCGGTAATTTAGCAAGCACTTTTAATACACCAAATGGGCAATCATCAACAATTGTAGTTAATCAATATATAAATACATCTTTATCTTTTGGATTTACAAGCACAAATACTAACGTAACAGTAGGCGCTGCTGATTCTAATACTTTTATTCCAGGCAACGAAACATTTAACCAAGATTTTACATATACAGTAGCAGCTACATCTACAGCAAACTTTGTTATTTCTAATCCTATAAATGTTCAGGATTGGACAAATCAAGCTTCTGTGTTTCCTAATTATGAATTTAATGTAAATTCACAAGCAATAACAATAGATAACGTACCAGCAACTAAAACATTAACTGCTGTACTTGATGTTACAATATACGGAACAGGTACACCCAGCTTATTAAGTACTTTAGATTTAGATAAGCATATACAAGGTGCTTTAGTTCCAGTTCAACTAAGTTTTGGCTCAACAGCTAACACAGCTTGTTGCACAGCTTCAAGTGGAACTTATTTTGTAGCAAGCGGACAAACATTTTTAACAGCAACATCAGTACTAGATGCTTCAGGCAACCCTGCAGCTGACGGATTTTATAAACAATAAATAAACATGGCAAATTACAGACAACAAACAGGAGGAACATTAGGATCGTCACAAACGTGTGCCACGTGTTCAACTCAACTAATCTTATGTTACGCTACTACGGCAAACACAGTATGCTGTGGCACGTCAACTACAGCTACAGTATATGTAACAGCAGGTGCTACTTTCGCTACAGCAACATTGCTTTACTCTGACGCGGCTTTAACAACAATAGCAGCAGCAGGATACTATAGTGACGATGCGGGAACTTGTACAACACCTTAATATAATTTAATATGGCAACTTATAGACAGCTAACAACAGCGTCAGGGGGAACCTTAGAAATTGGCCAGACTTGCCCGACTTGTTCAAACTCTTGGAGAGCGCAGGTTTGTGGACAAGTACAGCAATATTATTTAGATACTACAAGCGGTTACGACGGAAACCAATTGATAGCGCTACAATATACTTATTCAGTAGGGGATGTTGTTTGGGTTAAGCAATCAGCAGGCGGAGCTATAAGCTGTGCAGAAATAATAGCTATATCATCAACCCCAGCTAACGCTAAAATTGACGAAGCTGGTAACAGCGGCAACGGGCCTTATAACCAATGCTCTAATTGTAATACACCTTAATACTTATGGCGGCAATAGATTCTATAACATTAACATTTCCTCAGCCACTGAATGTTTCCGTTCAAGTGGGAGATACAGCATATTACACTAACGATATAAATGGAAAAGATATTGTCTTAATAGGCGAAATAACAGCTATACCTAATGCTAATTCAATAGTTTGTAATATATTAAGCACTCAAACAAGACCAACTGTTACTAGTTTTATACTGTTTAGTAAAACAGCAAACGTAAATACAAGCGGATTAAAAGGCTACTATGCTGAAATGCAATTAAAAAATGATTCATTAGATTATGCAGAGTTATTTTTAGTTGGTTCTGAAATATTTGAAAGTAGCAAATAATACGTAATAATAACCTATAAAACAATTCAATACATATGATACCAATGTTAGGTGCCGTACAGGGTCTCGCGGGAATAGCCGGGGGGATCATAGGAAGCGGTAAAAGAAAACGAGAACAAAGAGAAGCTCAGAAAGAATTTGATAGAAATAAAGCACGTATGGAAGGCTTAGATACATCTAATTTAGCTGTTAATCAAGAAAACACTATGGAGGATTTGACTGTTAATACACAACAGTCAGATTTTATTAATCAACAGCAACAGGCTGGCATGGCTAATACTATGGATAAATTATCTGGTGCAGCCGGTGGTTCAGGTATAGCTGCACTAGCGCAATCGCTTGCTCAACAGCAAACTGCAAATGCTCAATCAGCATCCGCAAGTATTGGACAGCAAGAAGCTCAAAACCAAATGGCAGAAAGACAAATGGCTGCGCAACTTCAAAGGCAAGAGTTACAAGGAGCTTATGATTCAAGAGCTGCCGAAAAAGATAAAACAGAAACAATGCTAGGTATGTCGCAACAAAGACTCGGAGCTGCTAACGCGGCTAGAGATGCAGCCACTAAATCAATAATTGGTGGAGTTGCCGGAGCAGCTGGATCTATTATTCCAAGCTTACCAGGCATAGCGGACCAAAAAGGTGAGGGAAGTTTTATTGGTAATTTATTAGGATAATAATATAATAAAATTTAATTATGAAAAAAATAATAATCATAGCGTTAGCGTTAATACTTACATCTTGCGGAAGCAAATACAATTTATCAAGTTATAAAATTAAGAGTATATTAACAATAACGGAAGCTGGTGATACATTAGCTGTACCTGTTAGAGATTTTAAATTTAGGGTGCTTGATAGAAGAATAGAAGAATTAATAGATCGTAACGCGTTTAGATATCAGTATAGACAAGATTGGAGATGGAACTATAATGTATACCCAAATCCACGTATAAATCAAAGACCTAGTTTTAATAGGCCCAGCTCTATAAAGCCTAACTATACGAAACCAAGAGTGGTTAAACCGACAGAAAACTCAATGCCAGTAAACCCTAAAATAATAGGTAGGCCAGAAGTTAATTCTACCAAGGTAGAGGTAAGAAAAAATAATTAAAACAATATGGCAAATAATGCATTAATACAGGGTGCTGCTTTAACGGGTAAGAAATTTTTAGATGTTGCTGGGGCAGTTAGTCAGGGGTTTGCTAGCTCTGGAAGCTCAAATAGACAAATTACGTCTAGAGTAGATGAGAACAAAGCAATACAGGCTAGAGTTAATAATTACATGAGCAAGATGAAAACCGATATGGATTTCACTAGCTTTAGTCCCGAAGAAACGAGAACAATGAGAAACTTTTTGCTTAGCCAAAGATCTATATATGCTGAAGCTGCTAAAAATGCAGCGGCTTTTGATGACACTACAGATCCGGATTACATGCTATACGTAGATCAAATGCAAAATGTTAATAATAGTTTTACAAATTTAGCAGCGCAATTAAAATCTTATAAAAAGGGCAAACTTGATTATGCCCAAAATCAATTAAATGGATTGTATTCTAATGGAAATGATCCAGGCGTAAATAACAATGCCGCAACAATTTTTGGTTTTGCGGATGAAAATAAAGATAAAAGAGCAGATAAGGGTGTTGACTCACCATTTAAAATTTTAGCTGGTGGTAACTTAGGGTTTGACATTGATGGACAAGAAATATCTTATAATGATATGCCTATGCCGGGTTTGAAAGACAATAAACTAGCTAATGATATTTTAAGCAAGAATGAAAATGTTTATAATTCAGGATTACGCGGAGGTGAATTAAATCCTGAAATGCTAAAGGCGTATAGAGTTAATTTAGATGATCAGTTACAAAATAGAGACGCATTAAGATCTATTGTGTTTGATTATGAATCTGAGTTTAATTTATTTACTAAAGATGAAGAAACAGTTTTAAGTACCGCTCTTAAAAATGGAACAATAAGTTATGATGCTTTAAGAACAAAAGTAGTAGACAAATTGGTTAATGCCAGAAAAGATGTTTTTAATTCAGGTAAAGGTATTTATAATGCAAAGAAATTAAAACAAGAAGCAGAGGAAGAGGGAGTAGGCTATTTTGCAATTCCCAAAATTGCTGAAGCTCTTGGTATTATGCAGAATAAAATTCTTAATGATACTTATTTTTCGGATGGTGTTGTGGATATTATAAACTTAAAAAGACAGGGAAAGCTTGGGGATTCAGTAACTCAAACTTATTATTTTACTAAAAACAATGATGGTAAAATTTTAATAAGCACAAGCAAAGAAGATGTTGGAAATGGTCAAGCTAAACCAAGAGACACTTTTGATCCAGCTAATGAAGCAGACGTTAAAAGAGCTAAGGAAGAATTTGGTATTGATATAGTACCTACATTTTAAATTTAATACATATGAAAAAATATAAGTACACCGTAAATGGTAAAGTATCTTACATGAACGTTTCCGACGACAGATTAGAGGAGTTTTTAAAATTATATCCCGATGCTACTGTTGTTGGCAATGAAGTGGATTTTCAAATAGATCCTGCAGATGCGGAGACAAGTGCAGGGTCGGAAACAAATACGGTCTCCAATTTGGACAATGGTTTATTGGCATCTCGCGAAATAGCAAGGGACAACACAGTTGTTGCAAGAAATAAATTTATTGATCCAATAAAAATTATAAAAGATAGAGAGGCTAAAGAAGTATACGAAAATTACAGAGGCGAAATTAAAACACAAGCCGATGAGCTGTATAAAGCTAATGCTTCAGAAATGCCAGTTACAGATTGGGGTAGCTTAGATTTTGACAAGCCAGAAGAAATACAAAACTTTAGATCAAAAACAACTACAGAATTTGTTAAAAATAATCCTATAATACAAAATAAGATTGTACCAAGAGTTGAAAAAACTGTACAACCTCAATTAGAATTGTATATAGCTAATGCCAAAGAAAAATACGATTTAACAGATCCAAATAATATTACTCAAGAAAACATAGACTTGTTTAATAAAGATGTACAAAGCTATTACGGTGAATTAATGAATACCGCTTTGTCAAGTGACTTCCAGTTTAAAAATGTAATGACTGATTTTAATGAAGACTTTCAGTCTAGACTAGGATCAGATCATGCTAAATATATTAAAGATGTTCACACACCCGAGTGGATGAAATATTTAGAGCTTGGGGGTAAAAAAATAGATGATGCATTGCCAGATGTTATGGGCTTAGGGCAAATTGAAAATGTATCTAAAATACCTAAGATATTTTATAATTGGGGTAGAAGCTTTAATACATCCGCACAAAAAACAGCATTAGGCTTAACCGCAAGGGAACAAGCAGAAAGGGATAAGTCTTTACAAAGAAATAAAAACTTAGCTAATAAGTATAATTGGTCTGACGAAACTGTAGGATACGTTGTTGACGATCCAAGCAATGTAGCTCAATCTATGAGATTTCGCCCTAAACAAATGAGTTCTATTGGTTATGAAGACGACGGTATTATTGCTAATTGGAATCAAGGCAAGGAAATGACTTGGAAAGAATTTCAAGAATTATATGCTAATAGAAAAGACGAAAGAGTAGATCAAATGAACACAAGAGCTGTCAAGCTTTTGGAAGATGACATTATAGCAGCGGCTTATGACGAAGGTGCATTTGATAAATTATCCCAAGGCATAGAGATTAGTAAAAACGTGGGAGCGCTGGTTACAGAGCAACTACCTAATATGCTTGGGGCTGTATTGACTATGGGAGCCCTACCTGCTATACAAATTGGCGGTGATGTATATTGGGATCAAATACAAAATAAAGCAAGAGAGGTAAGACAAGCTAATGCGAAAGCTCAAGGGCTAGTGCTAACTGAAGAAGAACTATATTCGCCGGTATCACCAGAAGAAATGATATCTGTATTAGAAGACGATAATTTTGCAGATTCAGCAGCAATGAGAGCTGTTAGCGGTGGTTTCATTGGTGGTCAATTGGAAAGAATTGGTGCTGCTAAAGTGTTTAAGCCATTTGCAATAAAAGGGGTAGCTTCTATACTAAGAGGTGGAAGTAAAAAAATTATTAAAAACGCATTAGCCACTGGCGGAAATATGTCTAAAGGTGGTTTTAGTGAAGCTTTAACAGAAATAGGTCAAGATTTAGTACAAAGTGTAGCAAGTGGTAATGAACTGAACACTGAAAATATGTTTGAAGCTGGAGCTACTGGTTTTATAGTTGGCGCTGTTTTGCCAGGGGTTGCTGCAGTAAAATCTCAAAGCGTTGCTGAATTTAAAACCGTAGCTAATGTTATTGCGGGTAAGTTAAACCCCAAAAGCACTGAAGCGTATTTTAATGGACAGCTAAAACAATTAGACAACTTAATTGTTAACGAAACAGATCCAGCTGTACAAGAAGATTTACAAAACAAAAGAGACGCTTTATTAGAAGTAAGAAATGCCAATACAAAAATACCTGGAGATTTTAATAATGAATCTAAAAAACAATCTTTAGATTTATTAATTGAAAAAAATCAATTAGAGAAACAAACAAAAGATAAAGACAAAAGTCTAGTAACCGAACAGCTTAATAGAATTGCTGAGATAGATTTGCAATTAAAGAATATTAGTGATACAGATGCTTTAACCAAAAAAGTTTTAAAAGCAAATAAAAAAGGTGATCTAGGAATTACTATTATTGAAGCTAAAGATGCATCTGATGCAAAAAAAGAAGCTGAAAATAATAAAATGAATCTTGGTGAGGATGCAAACTCTACGGGATACACTTCACAAGATGGGAAGACCATAATAATAGACATGTCTAAAGCTGCTGAACTCGGCGAGGTAAACACAGCTGCGCATGAAATGTTGCATGCTATCTTGTTCAAGACATTATATACTATAAACGATTCTGGAAATGTTGAAGGAAAAAATGTTGTTCGTGGATTAGCGCAAGCATTGCAAACAGAATTGAATAACTTAGATCCTGATATAATAAAAACTCCTGAATTAGCAGAAAGAATAAGATTATATCAAAAAGAGCCATCTAGTATTAGAGCAGAAGAGGTTTTAACATTGTTTGCTGACGCATTGTACTATGGTGATATACAATATAATGATGGCGTTTTCACTAAGCTTAAGGATATATTAAGAAGGTTATTGCAAAACGCGGGTTTAAAAGATATTGAATTTAATAGTGGCAAGGATGTATACAACTTTTTGAAAGACTACAACAAAGGTGTTAGCAGAGGAAACTTGGGCAAGGCTATAAACAAAGCTTCAAAAGAAGGTGCTGTTGTTGGTAAAAAAATAAAAAGATTTACTGGGCCTGAAGCTGTTCAAAGAGCTAAACAAAATAAATCAACTGCTGCTTTAGCAAAAACAAAAGATAAATTTAAAAGCTTAGAAGATAATTTTCAATCAGGCTCTGCTCAAAACACTATAGCAAGTGAGTTATTTAACATGGTAGATACCCAAATCGGGAATAGATTCAATTTAAGACCACAAGTAAAACAAGATCTTAGAGACGACGTAATTGAAAGAATATATAAAGCACAGGAAACTACTAAATGGGACGGCAGGGGTGATCTATATGGCTTTATAAATGGCCGTATTGCCAAAAGAATACTTGATGCAGTTCGTTCAGATAGCACATATTTAGAAAACGTTGATAGTAATCAATTTGAGCAATTAGAAAAAGCTGCTAATGAAATTACAGAAAGCTCTACAGCTTCGCAAAAGTCCAAACCTAAATATAGAAATTTATTAAAAAGCAATATACTATCTAGTGATGTTATATCTAATATTAACTCTAAAGTACTTAGAACTGTAAGAACCTTAAAGTCTAAATTAGATGAAAAAATTTCTAAGAACAGAACAATCACACCTTTAATTGCTGAAATTAAAAAAGATCTTGGTAAACAAGCTGACATAGATTTAAAGAAAGCTATGGGTGGTATTAAAGATAATGCCATACAAAAATTTTTAACTAAAAATAAAAAATCTATATTAGAGAATATGACCACTACGTGGTTAATGGGTGCAATTCCAAGCGCTGTACAAAAACAAGTTAATGGAAAATTTATTTCTAACTGGCAAGGGCAGAAAATAGACAGAGAAACAGTTAGCACTGATAGCGCGGGCAGAACATCTGGAGCAGAAATAACACGAAGAAAACCTAATGTAGCGTCAATGCCTGATGCAGAGTTTTTAAGTTATTTTGTTGCTGACAATAAACTTATTAGAGGCAGGAAAGAATCGCTTGCTAAAGCTATGGCTGAAGAAATATCTTTAGAGATATTTAATGCTGAACTACAGAATGAAAATAGCGAGATAAGCAAGGCTTTTGAACAGAATCAATCTTTAAAAGGAACAATACTTTTAGATAATTATGTCGCTGAGGTTGCTAAGCAAACCGAAAGAGGCAACGTTAAGTTTAGTAAATCACTAAATAGAGCGCAAGCTAAAATAATAAATTCTAAGAAAGACGCTTTAATAAATAAAATACTTGATGCAAATATTAATCTTACTAAAAAAAGATTATTACCCATGCTGCAAGACACTTATCCCGAAATACCCTTAAAGGTATTAGAGGAATTTGCTAGTGAAAGTATTAATTCAATTAATAGATTTGTTAAAAAAATAGATATAACTAAAAATCTAGACTTTATTAAATTTTTAACTGAAGCAGATATATTGAAGAGTCAAGATTTTTCTTTAATGAAGGTTTTCGGTTTAGAAGGATCAGCCACTGAGCTATTTGAAAATGCAGATAATATTTCTAACCAAAGAGGTATGGAATATGCTTTCAATTCAGAGCTAGTTTCTAAAGAAGGTGCCGATGGTTTAATAAAAATATTAAAATGGGGTAGAGGGCATCAAGTAACATCTGGTAAAATTGGCGGCGGAAGAGATCAAGCGTATGCAGGAAACCCTGATTATATAGATAATAATTTAAATAATATTCCAGACGTTGAAGTTGTTTATAAAAAAGGTAAATCAACATCAATTAAAGCTGTTTTTTATCAAGGAATAGAAGTAAAGAATTGGAAAGAAAGAATTAAAACACCTAGTCAATCAGCTGATGGTGGAATACAAAAATTCAGGGATGAAAGCGACTATAGAGAAGAACAAGCTAGAGAAGCTTGGAATTATTTAAACGAGTTTTTATCATATGTAAATACAAACGGCAATATGTTGGATTGGGCTATGGCTATGCAATCTTTAAAATCTAATATGTCAGCGGTGCTAAAGGCCGCAGCTCCTGTAAAATATCACTTCAAAGGTGATTACAATGGCCGACTAAGATATGAGCATGTTATACCTACAAAAGAAATGATAGTTAGATTAACTAATTATTACAAAAATGGTAAAACCTTTGATTTAGATACTTTAAGAGATAAATATAATGTAGCAATAGTTCCCGTGGTTATGGACAATAACTTCAATGTTCTTACCCAATCTCAAATGAATAGTTCGTTTGATTTAATGAATGACCCTGAATACAAAAGATACTTTAATGAGAATACTTTTGGTTATCCCAATATGTTCCCTATAGAGACCTTAAGTGGAGAAAATAAAGGCGATATACAAGGGGAGGCTTGGGTTGAGTTCAATAATGTTTTAAAACCTTATGCTGCTAAAAATTCTAGATCTGCAAATAGAGCTGATAAAGCAATGAACGCGGCTAGATTGCCTGATTATGCTATTAATCCAAAAGGAATAAGCGTTTATGATTTTGACGATACACTAGCTTTTAGTAAAAGCAAAATTATAGTTACCATGCCTAATGGCAAAGTTGTAAAAATCACACCCGCTGAATTTGCAGCTAAAGATGAAACTTTATCTGAGCAAGGCGCTACTTTTGATTTTAGTGAATTTAATAAAGTTGTAAAAGGAACGAAAGGACCATTAGCCGCAAGATTAGAAAAAGCAATAAAAAAATTCGGTAATAAAAATATATATGTTTTAACCGCTAGACCGCAAGCTTCTGCACCGGCTATATACGAATTCTTAAAAGGTATTGGGTTAGAAATACCAATGCAAAACATAACAGGATTACAAGACGGCAGGCCATCTGCTAAAGCCGATTGGATGATAGATAAATTTGCTGAAGGCTATAATGATTTTTATTTTGTAGACGATGCTTATAAAAATGTTAAGGCAGTGCAAGATGTATTGAATGCATTGGATGTTAAATCTAAAGTACAACAAGCTAGAGTCAAATTTAATAAATCATTAAATAGAAATTTTAATGATATGATTGAGCGTAATAAAGGTATAAAATCTGAAGCTCAATTCTCAGATGCTGTTGCAAGAAAGCGGGGCGCAAATAAAGGTAAATATAGATGGTTTATTCCTTCATCAGCTGATGACTTTAGAGGATTAACACAGTATACTTTTGCAGGTAAAGGAAAACAAGGAGAGGCTGATCAAGCATTTTTTGAGAAAGCATTAATGGACCCTTATTTTGCTGGGGTATCTGCTATCGAATCTTCTAGACAAATGATGAAGAATGCGTATAGCAACTTACTGAAGCAAATGAAACCAGTAAGAAAGAAACTTAATAAATTAATACCTGACACAAGTTATACTTATGATCAAGCAATAAGAGTTTACTTATGGAATAAAGCTGGCTACGATATTCCTGGCTTATCTAAAAGAGATTTAAAGAAACTTGTTAGTGTGATTAATAATGATTCAGACTTGTCAGCGTTTGCTGATGGGGCTTTGTTATCTTCTAAGCAAGAACAATGGTCTGAGCCTTCAGAACATTGGCAAGCAGGAACTATACTTAGGGATTTGAACGAGTTAACTGAAAAAGTAAATAGAAAAGAATACCTAGGTGAATTCATAGCTAACTCAGAGATATTATTTAGCCCTGAAAATATGAATAAGATTGAGGCTATCTACGGTTCTAGACATAGAGAAGCGTTAGAAGATGCTTTGTACAGAATGCGCAACGGAACCAATAGACCGTCAGGAGGAAGTAGGCTAACGAATGCTTGGAACAATTGGGTTAATAATTCTGTAGGAACTATTATGTTCTTTAACAGAAGGTCAGCTTTGTTACAATTATTATCAACAGTAAACTTTATAAATTGGTCTGATAACAATCCATTAAAGGCTGGTATAGCGTTTGCTAATCAACCTCAATACTGGAAAGATTGGGTTAGAATTTTTAATTCTGATAAATTAAAACAAAGACGTGGCGGTTTAAAATCAGATATACAAGAACAAGAAATAGCAAGTCAAGCTAAAAATTCTAAAGATAAATCATCAGCTATAATAGCTTACTTATTAAAAATAGGTTTTACCCCAACACAAATTGCAGATAGTATGGCTATTGCAACCGGTGGTGCAACATTTTATAGAAATAGAATAAACACATACGTAAAACAAGGAATGTCTAAAACAGAAGCTGAAACAAAAGCCTGGGCAGACTTTAGTAAAATATCAGACGAAGCACAGCAATCAGGCGACCCAGCTTTAGTGTCTCAACAGCAAGCTAGTGTTCTTGGTAGATTAGTATTGGCTTTTCAAAATACACCCATGCAGTATACTAGATTAATGAAAAAAGCTGGACTTGATATTATAAATAGACGTGGTGATTTCAAAACAAATTTTAGTAAAATAATATATTACGGTGCTGTTCAAAACTTTATATTCTCGGCTTTGCAAAATGCATTGTTTGCTATGATACCCGGGTTTGATGATGAAGAAGAGACTGAAGAAGATAAGAAAAAGAAAGAAAACCAAAAAACAGGTAGGATAGTACACAGTATGGTGGACACAATACTAAGAGGGTCTGGCTTAGCAGGAGCGGTTGCAACTACTACTAAAAATACTATTAGAAAATTTTTAGAACAAGAAGAGAAAGGATTTACTGCGGATCATACTTATACTATTATAGAGGCAGCTAATATATCGCCACCAATTGGATCTAAATTAAGAAAATTGTACGGTGCAATACAAACATGGAAGTTTGATAAAGATGTTATAAAAGAAAGAGGGTTTGATGTTACTTTAAATGGTAAATTAAACATTAGCCCAACATATAATATAATAGGTAATCTATCTTCTGCTTTAATAAATTTACCACTAGACAGAGCACTAATGGAAATAGAGGGTATAACGGAAGCATTAGACGAAAGAAATACTTTATATCAAAGAATAGCTTTAGCGCTAGGTTGGAGAACCTGGGGTGTTGGTGCTAAAAATGAAGAAGAGGATCTTATAAAAGTTGAAGCAAAAGCCAAAAGAAAAATAGAAGGAAAAAAGAAAGCAAAAGAAACAAGAGAAAAGAATAAAGCTGAAGAAAAAAAATTAATAAAAGCTTTAGAATATTCTCAATACAAAAAATTTAAAAAAGACACTAAAGGTATGTCCATATCTAAAAGAATTGATTACTTGAAAAAAATAAAATAATGAACGAACCAATTACAATTAGAGTACGAAAAGCTAGAAGCAATGTTAAAGCGCCAGAAGGTATGGAAATATCTATGAACGCAGACGGAAGCGGAGGAGCTGTACCAGAAAAAAATCCATCACCCGCTAAAAAAATTGGACCTCAAGGTTTAGGCGAGAAAGGTAATAATGGGTATCACATAGGATCACCCGCTAAATTAAAAGATAATTGTTATCACAAAGCTAAAGCTAAGTATGATGTATTTCCTTCTGCTTATGCCTCAGGTTATATAGCTAAGTGTAGAAAAAAGAAAGGTAAAATAAAATAGTATGGCATTTAAAATGGATTCACCCCTTAAAGTTAGAAAAACTAAAAAGGGATTAGCGCTTAAACGCTGGTTTAAAGAAGAGTGGGAAACGCCTAAAGGTAAAGAAGATTATAAAGGCGGAGAGAATACATTTAGGCCTACTAAAAGAGTATCTAAAGATACGCCAGCAACTTGGAATGAATTAACCCCTGCAGAAAAAGCAAGAGGACAAAAAGAAAAAAATACTAAAGGTAGAGTTAGTAGATATAAAAAGAAATAAAATGACTATAGACGACGCAAAATTATACGCATTAAATACAACAACTCTTGGTGCAACAACATTCATGCACTTTGAAGACGCTTTAAAAATTATATTACTGCTGGTTACTATAGGATACACCATAAGTAAATGGATTGGCGTTAAGAAAGATAAAAAGAAATGAAGTTAAGGTATTTCAAACACAGTGAATTTGATTCTCCTGATGAACCGGGAAGTGGTAAAAAAATGAGCCCTGTGTTATTAGGTATGCTTGATGCTGCTAGAAAACATTATGGTAAACCTATAAAAATTAATAGCGGTTTTAGAACCAAAGAACACAATGCAAAAGTTGGCGGTGTTAATACTTCGTCTCACCTAAAAGGATTAGCGGTAGATGTGAGTATCAATGGATCTGATAATAGATTTGCAATGTATGAAGCCTTGCGTAAAGTAGGTTTTAAAAGATTAGGTGTTGCTAAAACATTTATCCACGCTGACATTGATCCTGATAAGTCGACGGATGTAATGTGGGTATACTAAAAAAGGGACACCGTTTCCAGCATCCCTTCTTTACAACTAACTAACTAACTATCCATCACACGCTAAGCAATCTTCATTCATTGCTTGCTGTGCAATATCTCCACGAAGAACTGATTCTGTCCTCGTATAATATAAAGTTTTAACTCCTCGTTTCCATGCTTCAAAATGCACTTTGTTAATCCACTTTGGTGTAGCAATACTTGGAAACGCTAAATTTAAACTAACCGACTGATCTACATATTGCTGTCTCAGTCCAGCTTGATTGATTAATTCTAATTGATTTATTTCCTTAAAAGTTTTAAACACTTCCTTAGCAGGAATGTCATGTCCGATTGTAACATTACTAAGTTCAGGTATATTCTGAACAGACCCTCCATCAGCCAATATCTTATCCCATATTTCATTATTGTTTATTTTAAGTTTTTTCAACAGCTTAACTAGTGTCGGATTTTTCCTAATGAAAGTCCCCTTCGCACTCTGTTCTGTAAAAACATTCGCAGCCCAAGGCTCAATACCTGGCGAAACATTTCCACTAAGCTTACTGTTGCTAACAGTAGGAGCAATAGCACGTAAATGAGTATTGCGCATACCAGTTCCAGCACACCACAAAGGTTCGCCGTATGTTTCTGCAAGATCCATTGAAGCTCTTTCGCTTTCAATTTTAACTTGTGAAAATATTTTCCTAGTTTCAAACTGAGCAAGCAAACCTTCAAAAGGTATTCCCTTTTCTTGGAGATACGTGTGCCATCCCAAGACACCCAACCCAAGTGCTCGTCCTTTCTGAGCACTACGAATGGCATTTTCAAAACCTCTAAGCCCTTTTGCTCTTTGAATAAATTCCTCCATAACGCCATCAAGAAACCATATAGAGTCGTATATAAGGTTTGTGTTTTTCCACTCTTCATATTTAGCTAAATTTAATGATGATAAGCAACAGACAAAGCTATGATTCTCATCTGTATGTAATGTAATCTCAGAACATATGTTTGTCATATGAACTTTGAGACCGTTATCTTTGTATGCTGCTGGGTTATTTTTGTTTGTATTTCCCTTAAATAAAATATAAGGTTCTCCAGTTGCTTTTCGCTTTTGTAATAATTTTGACCATCTCTTCCTTGCATCTTTATCGCCTCCTTCAACTCTTCGCATGAACTTGTCGCCGACCACAGCACACTGGTGTAGGTTGAGGGATTGACGATTAACGTCTCCTTTAGGTTCTCTAATTTCGATCCAGTCTTCGAAATCGGCATGCTCAATATTGATGTTAACTGAAGCAGCTCCTCGTCGGACAGATCCTTGATTAGTGGCGAGTATTGTTGAATCGTAAATCTTACAAAACGGCACAACTCCATCAGATGTTCCATTTCCTGTTATTTTAGCGCCAGCGGGTCTTATTTGATTTATACCGATACCAACCCCACCGCCGTGCTTAGCGAGTAGCATCATCTCTAAATTCTTTTGTCCTATATCTTGTATACTATCAGCCACATCAATACCGAAACAGCTAATAGGCAAACCACGATCAGTGCCTGTATTAGATAATACTGGGCTAGCGAGACAAAGCCAACCATTCCATATGTATTCGAAGAAAGTTTCCGCCATTTCTGGTTTATATAATCTACGAGCAACTGTCTTAGCGACTCTATGGTATGCTTCTTTAGGTGTTTCTCCGTTGAATAAATATCCCCCGGATATAGTCTTCTTGTATACGTCGTTATTACCCCACGCAGGGTAATCCTCTCCTTTTTTCCAGTCATCATTCCACATTTGCATCAGGTTGTTTTTGTTGTTCTTCTAATAACTTAGCTATAGCTTCTTCGTATCCAGGCATTCTTTTAACTGTCTCTAATAAACCTTGAGCTAGTGTATTTACGTGCATTATACCTTGTGTGTTATTGTGCATTCCTTGAACTATCTTGCCCATGTCATGCTTCATATTAATTAAAGTTTTTTCTTTCATTTCATAAAGTGTGTTATCCAGGCTATCAACCCATTTAAATTTAAAGTAACTAGATTCCATTGTTTTCTTGAAGCTGTCTGTATCATTACACATATAAATCCAACTATATAAAGCGATGGCTCTATTGTCCATTGCGCTGCTATCAGGAAGCCTGCACCCATATAACCTATACGGGATGCAAACTTTTGATATGATGTTAACTTATTTGTATAAGCTAACAGTTTAAGTAATTTTCTTCGTGTTACCATATGTCTTCGAAGTCCTCCCCTTCGTTAGCTTTAGAATAATCTGTTGGCCTAATAGCGAAAAAGTCAGTATGAGTGACGCCCCCGGTAAGATGATAAAACCAATTAAGATTATCCGCTGCATCTTTTTCATATGCGAAATACGATCCCAAATCGATATACCCCAGTTCAACAAGCTTTTCATTAGTTCTTTTTCTTATAAATTGTTTTAAGTCATTTGCTTTAATGCCTTCAATGTCACCCATCTCAAACATTTTGTCTATATACTTTTCTTCTAAGTCAACCATTACCTTAGCAGCTTCAACAACATCTTCTCTGCAGGCTTCTAATAATTTAGAATCTTCCTGGCACATATGCCTGAATAATTGACAACCCATTTTACTATGTAATGACTCATCTCTTACAGACCATTTCATTTGTTGCCCGATACCTTTAAGTAAATTACGTAACTGAAAGCTATAAAGTACTGCAAAAGCAGAGTATAAAGAAACTCCTTCTGCGAAAGCAGAAAAAACAGCCAATGACTTTGCGATACCTGTGGTATCATTGCCACCATATGCAACCAAGTTATCAAAACGCTCAGCCGTAGCTGGTTCATGTAAAAATGCTTCATAGTCTTCTAATTTTAAGGTTTCATTCAAATAGCTATATGCTACAGCATGCACAGTTTCTTGTGAACCAAACATCATAGCCATTTGTCTTATCTCGTGTTTAGGAAACCACGATACGACCTTCTGGGTCCAATAGTCTGAAACAGCGCATTCGGTCTGCGCGAATCCAAGAAGTATGTTCCCAACGAGGTTTTTTTCTTTTTTGTTAAGTCTTTCATTCCAATCTTTTATATCGCTCTGCATTGAGATTTCAGTATGCAACCAAAATGCTTGAGCTTGTTTTAACCAACCTTCTGTATAATATTCAGGATAATCAAATGGTTTATACGCTACGCGCTCATCAAACAATCCCATTATTTAAATATTTCTAATGCTATATCTACAAAAGGTAAATACAGAACATGTGTTACTTGTGTCTCTTCATCATAAGTTCTTGCTCCTAGTAATACGCCAGGATAAGTACCTATAGATAAACTCCAATTCTTATTTTCCATATGCTTTAATATTATATTTATCTTGTAGTTCAACTAATTCTTTATATTTTATCTTGCCTCTAACATCCCAACTCCATTTACACCATTTATCAATTTGTCTTTCAGCGTACTTTTGCCTAGCTAATCTTTTCGATTGGCTTGGATGAGGCTTATTGTTTCGTCGCATTCCTTTTGATTTTGTGGTTTATATAATGTTGTACCCGGAAACTGCCTAACTATTAATTGCTTAAATAATTTCCATCGCATAGGAAATGATTCGTTTGCTCTACCTTTGGTTTCAATTATAAAATCTTCGCCAATAAAATCTGGTGTATACTTTATAGGTAATATTCTTTTCTCACCTCTATTTTTGTAATCACCTTTCCCATTGGATTGTCTTTCATAAACTTTGTTATCAAAATGAAATCCATTTAATAAAACAAACGTCTCTCCCTCGTATTTGGCTCTAATCTTTGCTTTCTTTAAAGCCATATACATATAACGTTCAAGGCCTGAAGCAAAGTTAATGCCATCATATGACACCTTCTTTGCTTGTACTGGTCCTCTCTTCTTTTTTCTCTTATAAGGTTTTCTCATCATAAGCTTCTTTTGCTTTTTGTAAATATAACACAGCATCCATAAGCTCTTCTTGTAAATGATTTAGCCAGTCTATTACTTTACTAGGATCTTCATCTAGTGTAACGCCGTATTTAGCATAGCCTACATCTGATCTAGACACAAATTTATCTACAACTCGTTCAACAACTGGATCTCTAAATTCTATTTGTTTTTTACTCATTGTCTGTATCTTTTACGAATGTTCCATTAATCATTTTACCTGTTCTTGCAGCTATAACTTTGTAAGCTTCATCAATACAATACTCTATATTGTATCCTTCTAAATGCGCTAAATTTGTAAGCACTACAACAATATCGCCTATAGCATCTATTATCTCAGGTCTATCGTTTTTAAGTAATGCTTTAGCTAGTTCGCCAGCTTCTTCTTGTAATTTAACATACTGTGTATGCGAATTACCCTCATTATATAATCCTCTTGTTGCTGCCCAGTTTCTTATAAGATCGAATCTTTCATCTGAACGTACATCAGGATTGTGGTCTGTGTTATAAAACGCTTCATAAAAAGCTTTATTATATATATAGCTTCTTTTATCATTGTACATTGATGTTTTACAATTCTGCATAATCCAAGGTATTGTTTTGGCTGTTATTTCAAATGTGCCAAATTCCGTAGACCATTTAGCCCCTATGTGGTCCGATAAATTACCTTTAAGTTTATTTACTGGATAGGGGAATGTACTTGTCTGCTCTGTAGCGTTAATTTTCATTTTATTTGATTTAATTAAATTTTTATAAGTTTGTCTATCAACTTTATAGCCGTAAGACTTTTGAAGTTCTATTTCCTTTGCAGATATAATTTCTATATCATCGCTTGTAAATAAAACTTCATATTCTTCTGGTGCATATCCTTGTTGCTCCGTAACTCTTTTATTAAGATTACGTGTAACTCCAATTTTTTTACCAGGAATGTGATAAATGTTGTACATATTTTTAGTTTATTTGCCAACACTCAGCTCTGCTTTTATAGCAGGATAAGGATTGTATTTGATTAAATTTATTTCATTATGCTTAGGTATTTCTAAAGAAACATCTAAACCTTTATCTAATTTAAGCTTTGGTAATACTCTTTTGGATCTGTTTATGTATACATCTGCTTGTTCTAAATGATTGTTATATAAATGACAATCTCCAAGCTGTCCTATAAGCTTCCCAGGCTTCAAATTAGAGCCTTTAGCTAACATCTCTAATAGTAAGCCATACATTGAAATATCGTACGGCAGACCAAGAAATATATCGACTGATCTTTGTTGCCACATTAAATCCATAACACCGTTGTTTATGTATATTTGAAATCCATAATGACACGGAGGCAACACCATATCATTCATTTCATGAGGTGCCCAAGCGGATAACATGATGCGACGGCTGTGTGGTGTATCACGTATAGCATTTACTACGTTTGCTAATTGATCAACTCCGTTGAAGTCACGCCATTGTTTTCCATATACAGGGCCTAACGTTCCATCTGTTCTACCTGATCTATTATAATCAGGTCGCCAGTATTTAACACCATTATCTTCAAGATATTTAAGGTCTGTTCTACCCTGTAATATCCAAAGCAACTCTGTCTTTACTGCTTGAAAGCTTATCCTTTTACCTGTGAGTATAGGGAAGCCAAGTGACATATCGTGCTTAATCGTTCTTCCGAAGACAGCTCTCGTCCCTGTCCCTGTTCGATCCTCTTTATTAGATCCGCCGTGGAGTACACCTCCCATAAGTGCTTTATATTCATTTTCTATGTTTATCATAATAATATTTACAAAATTCATAATACGCTTTCCAGATCGCATCTCTATTATATATACTCGGTGCTACATTAGGTTTTTCTCCACGTTTGTATGGGCCAAGTGTTATAGTTATTCGCCAGTTATCTGGATCGTTCTGTATTCCTTGAGGCGCAATTCTTATATTATTACGTATGCAATACAAACAAGCTTCTGTCTCGTCCGTAGTAGGAACGTATTTTGGCATGCTATAATTAGCACCTTTTCTATATAAGCTTTTCATCTATTCCCAAGGCATAGCCTCTTCTGTTAAGTTTAATTGTTCATGAGGTATAAAGCAACCCGACTTTGGCTCCCATTTAAAATGAGCTTCAGCGCCATTCTCTCCTAAGTTTTGAAACTTAACTTTAAGAACTTTAGCTTTAACAGTCTTCTCTTCATAATTTCTATGAACTAATATACCATGATAAGAAGCATCATACCATTCACCACCACCTTTAATGTTATACATTGTAGGTTCTTCAATCTTACCATCTTGCGTCTTATACATCTTAGTAGGGTGAGCAACTATAAATACAAGTACATCATACTTCTTAGCGAAGATCTCAATCTTAGTTAAGTACTCCATAGTATATCTATTAACATCTTCTGTCCTGCAATCTACATCTCTAACTTTATTAAATGGATCTATAACTAAACATTTAATACCTTTACGTTTTACTAGCTCAGCGCCTTTACGCAACACGGATTCTAATGTGTAGCGTTCCATGTCAATATGAAAATAATTACTATTACAATGATCGGCTATCTGATTCCATTTGTCACCGTGTATATCTGAAGCTGATGGCATACCTTCCCAGGTTTTTCTCATTAGCTTGTGAGCATGTAAATACGTTGGCGCATTCTCTGGTGATGCAAAAGCCGTCTTCCAACCGTAGTTACGATTATATCCGACAACCATCTGGTCAACAAAGTCTGATTTACCTGAACTAGGTATACCAGTGACAGTAATAAATTGACCGGTGTAAGTACTAAAAATGTCATCAAAATTGGATAAGCCAACTTGGTATCCTTTCTTAAAGCCATTACGAACAAAGTCAGTAACCTCATCCTCAATATCTCTGAATGTCGTAACATTCTCAAGAGGTACGGGTCTTGCTCCAGTAATACGTTCTGATAGTTTTTCTTTTCCATGCTTGATTAAATATTCATTAGCATCTTTACAATCATCAAACGTTGCTAAGTAACAAACCTCTGCTCCTAGCCTTCTAACTAATTCTGATTGCAATGCTTGTCCAGCTTCATCTGAATCAACTGCTAATATTATCTTCTCTTTGTCTTCAAAATAATCAATACAATTATCTAGATAATCTAAGTTATTACTATTTAGTGTTGCGCCGTTAGGAACTGATATTGCATTAGGTATTCCAGCTTCGTGTAATGCTAACACGTCCATTTCACCCTCTACTATAATACAATACTCATATCCTACTATACTGTTTATATTATAAAATACTTTCTCAGCTCCTTTATATAGTTTAAAGTTTTTTCTACCGTCTCTATATTTAATATTAATAAGCTGATCACCCATTATATAATTAAACTGAATCGTATTCTCGGCCTTGCCGGTTTGAGGCATATATTCAGAACCTTCAGTTACGTGTAATTCGTCTAAAGTCTTCTGTGATATACCTCTTGTTTTAAACCATTCATATACTTTAGATCCTAATTGTTCAGGATCTGCAACATGCAACGCATTGGGCCTAACGTATTCTTTCTCGCTAGCGCCCTTGCGTTGATATGTATGTAATTGAAATGATGTGTTACAATTATGACAAGTACCGAGACCACGTTCCCAATCGTAAGAAGCGCATTTTAATTTTTGCTTCTTGGGTTGTCTATCAGAAGAGCACAAAGGACACGTCCCTTGTTTCTTACCTTCGTCAAGCTTATATTGATTGAACTCATCAATCAAGAATCCATTGATCTCTGTTGTCTGCATTAATTATATTAATTTAAAATGGTAAATCATCTGCCGGTTGAGCTACCGGTTGAGCTTGTTGTGGTTGATCTGTTCTAGGTGCAGCGGCTACATTATCGCCGTTAGTCCACACCACTTTTACATTACCTAAATAAGTTTTAGCTACTTTAGCTTCACGTTCTTCTTTAGATTGTTCAACAATAACTGGTCCTTGATTACCATAGTTATCAACTTCGTCATTAATTGTAATTGTTATAGGTAAATACTTACCTTTCTTACCCACATAGATTTTATCTTTGGGGATTTCATTCAAGTTAATACTTGCTTTAATTATACTTGCCATATTAGTACGCGTTTATCTGATTAAACATTCTTGTTAATTGCTCTTTTGTAGCGCCAGTATTTCTTCTCATATTGTCTACTGCTTTAACATGATTTTGGTTAGTATAAAAATTATCTACACTTGTTTTCATTCCTGTTACTGTACAAATTTTTGTTTGGTTTTTTCTTGGTCTTGCCATAATTAATAATTAAAGGGTTTTGTTAATAAAAAATTGTTGTGGATCGAAATCCGGGTTTTTAAAAAATAGTTCATATGCTTCTATAGCTCTTTCAACTTTATCCCTACCGCTTTCCAAAAACTTTGGAGAACAATCAAATATACCTATTTGATGAGATGATTTGTCTATAGCCATAAACACTAGCTCATATCCAAATAATTTTTGGTAAATATAAGCTTGTGAATCGTAATTATATTTTCGTGCGCTATACTGAAATTTTGATATGTCAGCTGTAGTTTTCAAATCAATAATTAATTTTTCACCGTGGTTTATTATATCAGCTTTGCCTTTCCACATATGGCCGCCTATCTCTTCAATCCCAGGCTGTTCGTAAACTACACTTTCGCCTGTACCACGAATTAAATCTCTGCATATATCATTAGACATTATTTTATCTACTAACAATTCAGTTTTATCTACTTCGTGTTGCAATAAGCATATCTCACCGCCTGAGATCTCTCTATACGCTTTTGTATTTCTAGTTGTGGCTTCTACAATCTTAAAGTTATTAAGCTTTTCAGGTTCTAGTATAGCTGTATGAAAATACCCACCTATTAAAAATGCAGGTCTATTCTCTAGAGGTATACCTAGCGACAGAGGATTTGTTAACAGTGTAGAGATGTCAGAATTGCTTAAAAACTTTTTACCGTAACTGCCGTAATAGTTTTTATCTTCTTTAAGCTTTTCTAACGCCTCTGTCTTGTTAGCTTTTTCCATTTTATAGAGTTTTCAATTTTGCCTCTACTTCTTTAGATAAGGCATACTTTGCTTTTATAGCTTCAATCTTACCTCCTGCTTTAACGTAATCCTTTGCTTTAGCAAATGCTGGATCTTTGTCTGATGTTAAGGTCGGCTTGTTAGCTCTCGGTGCATTACCGTGGTTGTTTGTTGCGTCACTATCTGCAGTGTCGTCAATTAAAAATAAATTACCTAGCGCATATTTTTTACCGTAAGATGATGCACTACCGAACTTTTGAGGCATTTGCATACCTTTCTGAGTTAGGTCAACGCCTACAAGTGCAGTAGCACGTATAGCATTTTCGCCATCGCAGATGATAGCAGTTGATTTGATTATTGGAAATTCTTGATTGTCAATTAGTTCCTCATCAATTCTTACTGATACTCCTAACTCTAAGAGAAAGGGTTTAGTTGCTTCTAGGATGTCTTCGGCTGATCTGAAGTTGTATTTGCCGAATGAATTAAATCTACTCTTCTTCGATTTAAATTTTGTCTGGATTTGGGCCAGCTTTTGGTTTATGGTCATAAGGTTTTGTTTGGTTTCTTATTATTATTATTACGTATTTTATTCATAAGTTAAAGATAATCAATTACTTGGTTACTGTCGACATTAGCGATTAGATGGTCGATTGCTTCTTTTTTAATCTGTGAAACTATAACGGTTGCAGTCGGTACTTTGAGACCAATATAGTCTGCTATTTCTTTTGCAGAGTGCTTATTGCAATCTAAACCATAAAATAATCTAACTACGTCATATTGTTTTGATGTTAAATGTTCTTGCATTAAACTAAGTAAATAAGTATTTAGCAAAGCTATATTATATGGTTCAGACTTATCAGGTAATTGATAAGCAAAGTTATCTTCATCAGCTGGTGTTATATCATAACTTGAAAACATGCTATTGAAAAACAAAGCTACCATCTTATCATCTTTCGGATTTTTGCGTATTTCATTTAACTTATGTTCTGGTATTTTAATGTCGCCTCTGTTAATATCTATTGATCTTCTAATTGCTCCTTTAATTCTTTTACTTAGAAATGACTTTAATGTTTTTTCAATGTCCTCTGATTCGTTTAAAACATCCCAGTCTAATCTGTCTACAGCTTTGGTTAATCCTGCGCCGCCTTCTTGCAGTAGATCATTGATACTTAAAACCCCTGATGCTTGCTGTGTTGTTGAAAACTTACGAGCTAAATTTTCTACTAACGGTAGAAATCTAATTATAAGTTTATCTCTTGATAATTCACTGTAGCCAATATCTTCATCAGGCATAGAAGACTTGACATCTTCTTTATACCTGATATAATTCTGTATATTATATTTTTTCATTACTCATTATAATTGCTGGTTTAATAGTTCTTTTTCTCGTCTTAATTCATTTGTCATATTTCTATGCACTGTACGTGTTGAACAACCTAACATTATACTTATCTTTGATATATTAATTTTTTGTTTGTTATCATTCAATATAAGCATACTATCATATATTTCAGCGGCTGATAATTTTTGTCTACCAACCATTTGACCTACTATAGATAGCTTTTGTCTCATATCTAAACCGCAATGATCTTTGAATATAACCTTACGCAATTTATTTGGTGGTGGTTTTTCTAGATCTTGCATTGATACATCATATACCATGCTCTGCATTAATTGTTCTGATACTTTAAAAGTAACAAATCCATTTTTATTATCGCAAACGTATCGTGTTAATGCTGTAAAAGCATCTGCATCCATTTGGGGATTTAAGTACCATAATACATACAAGTGCCACTTTAAAGATCTATATGTAGTTATCTTTGCTCTTGAGGCAAACAAGTTATAACATTCGTGAGTACCGTCAGCGTAGAAGTCACCCCATGCAAATTGCTCTGTGGGTTTATCGCTGATCGGATTACGCCTGTATATTACCCTATGCCTGTTGAGATAATCTTTATTTCTTTCGTACTGTGACATTAGCCTGTTACTATTATTATTATACTACCTATCGTCCCTATATGGAAAGATACTTTAATCTTCTGTTGTATTTAAGAAAAAGCTGGCTTTTTATTTTTGCCATCTCATAATTATCTTCTATAACATATAATACTATGCTGTTATGAAGCTCTGTTATTGCCTGTTCTAAAATTCTTTTGTGTTGCCGCTTTCTTCGGCTTTCTATAAGCTTTAATTTTATTGCTAATTCCATTGTAATTCGTGCTTATTAAGTGGTCTACTAATTTTTTGCTCATTTTTATTTGCTATTTTACATTTATCTAATTCATAATAATTCCAGTATGCTCTAATACTATCACCCTCGACTTTGTATTCGTCTGGCATACATTGAGGCGGTTCTTCGAAAGTACCTGTTGGTATTCCTGGAGGAGGGGTAGCTAAAATATCTTTGCATTTTGTAATTGTTAAGTGAGTTTTATTATATCTATTTGTATATTCTTTACCAAGCGCTAACATATGATTATATAACCATAAGTATTGTGCTTTATTTGTTCTGCACCATATAGTTGAAGGATGATTTAAATGTGCTTTTTTATATGGAACATTATCATTACCCAGTGCTATATGAGCTGTACAAAGCATTTGTGCTGACTCTAAGATCATTTTAACTTTATGCTTATCATAAAAGTAACTAGCTGAAACGGCTGGGTCTCTGTCTAAATAAAATATGTTCATCTGTATCGTTTGTTGTTTAGTCTATTGTAGTGTTTGTCTAATAAGAGGTTTGCTATCTCCTCGCTTATCATGTTGTCGTTGTATAACTGCCATATCAATTTATTCATAGTTTCTGATTGCTTTAAATTGTGGGTGTCTGTAGCTATTAGCTTTAGTTCGTTCGAAATAAGTGAACGTCGCTGTTTGGCCAATATAGTTATGAATATTTTCTAACATATTAGCTAGCATTTTGTAATTGTAGCCTTTACCCGGAGGGCAACCGAATTCAATACCGTCAGCATCGATCATTAAGAACTTACCGAGTGTGCCTGTACGCTTACCTTTGCCGGGTACATAGCCTACTATTGTCGCTTCAGTATCATGGAAATCTTTGAATTTTTGTAGATTGTAAGAACGTTTACATTCATATGGTTTATCTAGACGCAATATAGAGCCTTCGTAATCATTAGCTAAGAATTTGTTTTTGTGCATATATAAAGCATCGGAGTAACTTGTTACTTCATAAGACGGAACATACTTAACACAGTAAGAATACATATCGCTGGTAGCAAGTTGATTCATTCTGTACGAATAGTTTTCGTTCATTATATTTTCAATATAGTCATAACAATGAAATTGTACATATGCTGCAGATTCTGTTCTATCAGCGGCAGATGGCTTTTGTTTTCGAACTAATGATATTATTTTTTCGAAATCGTTGCGTAATTCGTGATTGTATAATTCGCCGTCAAGCACAATATCTGGGTGCTGATCGAAGAATGGTTTTAGATTTTCAAGAATGTGATGAATATTTAGCCAAGGTTTGTTATTACGAGAGAACGCAACAACATCACCGGATTCATTTTGTTTGATTACACAGCGTACGCCGTCTAGTTTGGGTTGCATAAATACTTTCTCGGACCAGTCGATTGGTTTGGCATCTACTTTGTATGCGAGCATTGGTTTGATCATATTATTTAAATTTATTTAATTGGTTTTCTATTTTTATTATTTTCTTTTTTAATTTATCGCATTTAGAATAGTCTTCTTGTTGCAAGTTATAGTCTAGTTCAGTCATAGCTTTCGCTAGGTCAGCTAATAATTGCTGCTCTTCGTCAACAGGACCGTCGAATGTGGAACTGCTATAAACATTTACAGCTTGATTTTCCATAAATGCGATGAGTCTAGAGGCTATTCTATCTGCGATATAATTCATTTCTTGTTCATTCATATTATCGTTATTCATCCGTATCAAGTTTGTAACCTTCGTCTTGTAATTCGTCAAGCGCTTGCTCGTGGTGGCGATCACATAAATATATATATAATTCTTGAACTGCATCATCAATAAAGTCTTGATATAAGTCGTCAACGTATATTACACCGCCATCACGTATAGCATCTTGAAGGTGTCCGCTCAATTCGCTTTCGTAGTAATTAACATTTTCATTTACACAAATGTTTCTGGTGTCATGAGTTGTTATATAAACGCTGTAGCCGTCAGCAGTCGATTCTTCGTATATATAATAGTCACAATTTTCACGCCACTGATCTGTTAATTCAGTTTCGTAATGGTCAAGTACTATTTTTCTAATATGTTCTTCGTCGTGTGATTCAACTTCGCCGAAGCCATAGCTTATCATTTTTTCTTCGATAAGTTCATCTGTTATTTTTTTACTCATTTTATTTTATTTATTACTTCGTTTATTTTATGTACAAGATCAGTGGCATCCATATTGTAATGGTATTCTTCTATTAGCCATTTGATTTCTTTTAGTTTTTCATCAGCTAATTCTAATGCTATTTTTTCGTCGATTTTGACACGAACATTGGGTGTTTTAGTCCACCAACCTTCTTCGTTTAGTTCGTGCCATTTAGTTACAGAGTCGCTCATGATTTTAAGAATGAATCACCGTACATAAAACCGAATGCGGATACTTGTACGCCAGATTGACCGGTGTATGTTATTAAATCTTTTACGTTGTCAACTGTTAAGTCTGACCAGTATGATTTAGAAAGTAAAACATACTTTAATCTCATAGCGGTACTGTACTTCACGCTTGATGAGTCGAGTTCTGATTGTAACTCTGGTTTAAGGTTTTCGTATATAGTCATATTATTAATTTATTATATTATCGTTTACTTGTCGTATTGTTGTTGTATTTCTAAATCTTTATTTATATGCTCTGCTAATTCTCTAAAATCAACTTGAGCAATGAAAGATCTTGCGTAACTTTCCATAAGACCCATGTCACCGCAATGATCGAATACGACATGCTCTACATACTCCTCAATAAAGTCATAAGTTACTGGGAATTCCCAATCACCGTCTGATACTATTTCACTATTAATTTTCCAAGTGGCATAATTTGACCACCCATTACATTTTTTATCACTCATATTATTTAATTTTGGTGCGCAGGAAGGATTCGAACCTTCGACCTCGAGTTTATGAGACTCGCGAGATAACCATCTTCTCCACCGCGCAATATATTAAGAGAGGTGTGCCCACGAAGTACTTCGTTTACGTAAACCCGCCGTTGTTTGTTGGACAAGTATATCTCTGCATATCTGCCACCCCTCTGTTAGTGGAAGTGGGCGGAATCGAACCGCCGTTTAAGTTAGTGTGACGTAATATGTAATACACTTCCGTACGTACCAGTGATCAAATCTTCGACACCACATACATATATCGTCTCCTATTTCTTAGCTTACCTTATCACTCCCAATAGTAGCTAGCAATTCAGTTATGTGTCTCGCGGAGTTCATAACGATCCCTCACCCGTCCGACCTAATTAACTTACTCGTCTAGCTACTTGCGTCGCCAAGCTCTGTGCACAGATGCGCTAACTTCTTGGCTAACTATTTGTATTTCAAGTACTTGCTTGTTAGCGATGATTGGTACATAACTGTGGCTTTCGGTTGTGCTACAAGGAACACAAGTTTTATATCCATAACCTAGTCTTATTGGGTGTACTTTTTCGCCGCATTTACAATACATATTACTTATTTTATTATTACATTTATATTATCGATATGTATTCGTATTTGTTTTGTATTTAATACATATCTTGTTGCCACTTTGGTATCTCGGAATTATATCTAGTCCAATACTCTCGCTCTATCGCCTCGATTTCCATTAGTTTAATCTTGTGATGACTAAACTTTCGTTTCTTTTTCGATTTCTTCATACATTTTTTTAATCGCTAAATACATTACATGTGCATGTAGTTCGTTATAAGAATCACCTTCAACGTGAAACTCTGCTATTTGCCAGTGAATACTGTCATACATTAATTCTTTAGTGACGTCAGCAATACCTTGTGCTACCTCGTCGATTTCTTTCATTTTACTCATAGTTACGCTTTTATATATGTTAAACCTTTGTAGTTAAACCATTCAGATATACCGATTTGATCGCTACCGTCTTTGTCATTGTATTTGAATGCAAATGTTGGTGGTAGATTACCAAGATTATATGGTTTGTAGGTAATATCGTTTAGTTTTAATTTTTTTTCGTGAAGTTTTTTAAGTTTATTCATATATTGTTTATTATATTATCGTTAGTTATTCGTATTTACTTTGTATAATCGACATTTGGTTGTATACTGGCAGCGACACTTTGTCTGAATTGCCACTCTCGTCTGCGATATTCGTGATCGGTACACCATTTACGCCAAGCTTTACTTACTGTATTGTTAGTACCGTACTTTGCTTCGAACGCTTCGACTTGCTTTAATTTAGCGTCGATTTGGTCTTGAGGATAGTCGTTGAACTTAGTAGAAGTCATAGTATATGTCTAAAACGGTTGATTTTTCTTCTGAAGTAAGTTTGCTGTAGCACTTACCGTATTTTCTGTAGCTTATTTTAAGCAGATATGTATTCATGTGAGCCATAGTATTATTTATTTATTATATTATCGTTAATTATTCGTATTTGTTTTGTGTTACCCATAGATTCCGAAGCTTGTTGGAGCACCGTTTTGTATCATATTTATTATTAATGATATTGAACCAAGGATTACTAGAGTTACTTGAGCATAAGCGATCACGCCTATTACTATATTGATTACTGGATGATGGTGAAATTTTCTCATATTATTTATTTGTTGATTTATAAAATTCTATTCTATCTAAGACATCTTGTCTAGTTATTTCACCTTCCATTTGTTTACCAATGTAGTGCGTCATGTCGATTTCTTTGCCGTTAGGGCAGGTTAAAGTATATATCATATTATTAATTTTAGTTGACATAGTGAGAATCGAACTCACATTAACCGTTATGTCATTACTTGTTCGCATTTTTATACTTATAGAAACAAGTGGAACTTAAAGTTGTTACATTTATATTATCGTTTACCGATCGTATTTAATCTGTAACTGGATTTCTGTCTAGGATTAAATGTCTAGTGTTTTTAGGCATATCGGTTGACTGTGACCAGTATTGTCTCTTAATCCAGCAAGGCATTATAGATAACTTAGGTAACATTACTTTTAGAACTTCGTCGTGGTTGTAAGTTCTTTTAACACCTTTCTTGTTAGTGAAAGAGATGATTTGATTTCTACCGAGCCAAGACTTTCTTACTACAAAGTTTTTTCTTTCGATTGGTGGATAGATTGCACTTAATTCTTCAGTGCTTAATTTACTGATAGCTTTCGCTAATAATTCTTTATTACTCATATTATATTTATTTATTTACATTTATATTATCGTTTACTCTTCGTGTTTAGTTTGTAATTTTGTTTAGTAATTCACTTAACAATTCAGTGTTTGTGTACTTTAATCTTTCGTCAAACCATTCTTGATTTACTATTTCATAAGTTAGAAAGTAATTGAAGATTTCATTTTCATTTTCTATATTTTCAATAGTTCCCCAATATTCTGGCTTTTCATTTAGTTTTGTAATTTCTTTGTTGATTACATTTTTAATAAGTGGTAAAGTTCTTAACATAGTATTATTAGTATTTGTTTGTTACATATATATTATCGTATACCAATCGTATTAGGTTTGTAAAGTAGTACTATTGTTTAGTAGTAGAAAAATAGTTGTAGGTATTATAGCGAGTGTCATTGTGTCATACAACAAGACAACACGTCATATGTCATAGTGTCATGACGATCAGTCACTTACTTCATATACTGAACTGGTTTGGTACGGTGATTAGGGTAATGCTATACGTGATGCAGTATGTACAGTAAAAAAGGTAAAACATTTACAGGAAAATATATTAGTTACCAGTGATGGATAGCATGTAGTTGATCGGTTGCAGACATATATACAACGTAAAACCTAAATGAGTAGGGGGGCTGGGTAAATAAAAACTGTTTCCCATATAGGATACGGGGTAAATACGGTAAAAGCAACCCTATACCTCCATATTTGTAATGATTTTTTTTTGAGACAGTAGGTAGTTATATATAAATAGTAGTACCCTATTGTCACACTTTTAAGTACTTATTTAAATACGTAATCATACTCGTATGACCCAGAAACTTTCCGCTACTGCTCGAAGAGACAAGGCCGCTAGAGATAAGGCTTATGCAATGACGCCTGCTAGAAAGGCGAAGAAAGCGCATGCAGAGAGAGAAGCAAGAGCGAATCCATCTAAAGCTAAGAATAAAGACTATGATCACAAAGATCAAAGATGGGAATCCCCTAAACAGAACAGAGGTAACGATGGTTTAGGTACAAAGAAGGAATCTAACAACAACTACACAACTAAATAACATGGCAAGAATATCTACATATCCATTAGACGGTACTATAGCTTCAACAGACAAGCTACTGGGTACTGACGAAAACAATGTAACGACAAAGAACTTCGCAATACAGAACATAACTACTTACATAAACACTCAAACAGTGTCAGAGCATGCAGATAATGCTGCTGCTATAGCTGCTGGGCTACCGGTAGGTACAAGATACAGAACTGGGGATTTACTAAAGATAGTACATTAG